TATTTCCGACCACTTACGCCTAGTTATGACGAAGATCTATATCCCTTTGCATTTATAGAATCGGGGGGGTCTACAAGCTGGCAATCCAGTACTGGGCTTAAACCCATATCATCATCGCATCCCTACGGTGTTATTACGCTTGAGACAATTGATGTAAGGATGACAGAACCCGACGCAACGAGAGGGAATAAAAGACTACTCGTCCCCGCAGCCATAAGCCGGACTGGCGACAGTATCGCGGAATTTTCCAGTGATTGCGTGCTAGGCGCATCCAATGGCATGAGTGCTTTAGACGTTTTTCAGGTAACTCCGGGGGCTGAGGAATATCAGCTTTTTGACGGAGCCGCTGCGCCGACTAGTCTCGCTAGATTCGCCGTGAGGGTTGTATAATGCCAAATTTCCCCGCAGTCAAACTTAATGGAACTACAAAAACAGCTACAGCGGTTTTTCAAGCCGTAAAGACCCGTGCCTTTGAACAGGTAATCGTTGATTGGACTTTTGAATATTGCAACATCCTGGTTTTGCCCCCAACGTGGGAAGCTTCGATGCGGGTAACACCACCATTCAATAATTCAAAGCTAGGGGATGGCTACATTCAAATAGTGTGGAACGGATTAGAAGAAAAAGAAGAATGGCAAATCACATCCCCGATTTTCAATGAAGTGGATATTGATTCCAAACTTGCAAAATTAAACGAGTTCACTGTGGGCGGCTTTTCGTGGAGTCCTGACAACGGAATAACTGTGCCACGCAAGCGGTACACGGCAGATGCTTGGACGGTAAGGACACTAGGAGAAGGAGCGTACCAGTTGAGTACGACTTTCCTTAAATTGACGTAGGATACATACTCTCACCGGATTTTGTTGGGCAGCGCCATGTTGTCTGACAAATCCATCATAAACTGAATTACCCCATACCCCACGCGTCACCAAGTAATTTTAAAAACTCAACATCGTTGATCATCATCTGTTTGTAATGCGCCACAAGCTGCTGCTTCACCTGTTCCGGTGACATCTGCTGTACTTGCATCTTAAAAGCGGCGATTTGAAACTGCTGCTCAGTAGTTAATTGCATACATTATTAGAGTATCAATAAAATTATTGTATAATCAATAGGTAGTGTCAGCACGGCGAGGGAAGCCATCTACTACTTCCCAGTCCGTTACAGCCGACAGTCCACTCAACCGAAAAAATGAACTATGGATAGTTTAACAAAGATTGACGTAATTGAACAAGGTGATGTTTTAGTTGTAGATTCTCGGCTAATTGCCGATGAGTTGGGGATTGAGCATCACACTTTCCTGAAAACGGTAAATAAATACCTTGACCGCATTGAATCAAGGTTTGGGGTTGTTCGATTTGTAGTAGATAAACCCCTAGAGGGTAGTCAGGGCGGTCGTCCTGAGAAATATGCACTTTTGACCGAGCCACAAGCAACCACACTGATGACATTTTCTAAAAACACAGAAAAGGTTGTAGATTGCAAATTAGCACTTATAGAAGCATTTGAAAGAGCCAAGTCCGTAATAAAAACCGTAATTCCTCAACAGAATGATCAGATCCGCGAATTAGAATTACGATTGCAACTTGCACAGGCGGAAATGCAAAAAGCGCTTGCAGAAAAATCCGTACTTGACACACGCCATTTAATTGTCGCCACCTGTCCTGAACCCATGCAGCAGAAAATATTAGGGTTTGAGGTTGTCAAGGAAATTGAATACAGGGATCGGATTATTCAAGACAACCAAATTATTAACGATGGGACAACAGTCAACAAAGCCGCGCTATGCAAACGTTACGGGTTTATGACTAAAGGCGGAAAACCAGATTACGCAAAACTAAATAAACACCTTGAATCACTCAAAATCCCTGATTACGCTTGGGAAAATGTACCAAGCGTCCGTGAAAACCAAGAATTACGCCGCGACTACCTGGAGAAATTGGACAAGAAGATTCTTGATGATTCCCGTCAATTGTGGTTTGTGGAGTAATTAGCGAGTAGTTCTGCGTCCATGCCTATTAGAAAATCAATAGTATTACTGACAATTTGATTAATCACAAATCAGTAATTATGGTTAAAAACAGGTAGATTAATGTAAAATCTACCTGTTTTTTTATGAAAATTCTACCTCTTGCGATCGCGCTCTCGTTGCTACCAATTCCGACAATGGCGCAAAATCTTCCAGCAGGCAACACATTGACGGGATACTTGGAATTAGTTGCGGCTGGTATTGAGGGAACGGACGATGACTGTTATGGGACGGGAAGATTTGGTGACGTAACTGGATCAATGCCTGTGATTGTTAAAGATGAGCAGGAAAAGATAATTGCTACAGGATCTACCAAGCCCGGCAAGCGCCCAACAGAAAACCCTACTGTTAGGTGTATCTTTTCTTTCAACATTAAAAGCATACCAAAATCAAAGTTTTACAGCATTGGAATAGGAGATAGAGGGGCAGCCATTTTTTCCCAACAAGAATTAGATGATCGGAAGTGGGAAGTAGAGTTTGTATTAATGCGGTCCCGATAACTACTTATTCAACGCTCCGCCGGGTCTCTGTTGTTTCTGAATTTCCGCCAACACGGCAGAACGGACGGCATTTTGCAACTGTGGCACGTTCACGGATGTATCACTCTGTCCGCCGTTTACGCTGACGGGTACGCTGATATTCACGGTTGATGACTGGCTGGGCGCGGAAAAGTTCATGTTAGGCGTAGACGTGCTACCAACTACACCACCTCCGGCGTAATTCAACACCCGTTCCATCTGCAATTCTTCAAACCGCTTAGATTGCTTGGGGTTTAATATCCTCTCCCCGCCATTGAAAACTCCCAATATTGGTGTTCTGCCGCCGGACTGAATCCTCTCTCGGTTCATCGCGTCGCTGATCGCCCCAATTACACCACCATCAGCAAAGTTGGGGACTTTACCGCCTTTACTAAAACCAAACAAACCACCGCCGACACCACCTGCACCAAACAACCCGGAGAAGAGGGAATTTAGAGCCATGTCCAGCACACCATTAAGAATCTTGTCCGAGATGTCTGTAAGTGCGTCTCCTAGTGACTTCGTTCCGAGGATTACCTCTTTTATTCCTGTGGAGAATCCAGATATTAATTGCTCTTGCAACATATCTTTTATCGCCATATCAAAAGTTTTGGCGGACTTAGTGATGTCGTCCAATTTCTTCTTATTTAACTCATCCAACGCGGCGGACATTTCCTTGATCTGATCCGCGTTAAATGCATCTTTAGGAAACTTGAGATTATATTCATTGATGCTAATCATCAACTGTTCCTGAGAGCGTCGGGCGGCTTCCATCTGCTTCTCTATTTCCAGTTCCCTTGTCAGTCTATTAGTTAAGAACTGATTTGCCCTGCCACCTTTTAAAGTTTCAATACTAGAAGATCGAAGGTCAAATTTATTCTGGTTTAAAAGGTCGAATTTTTTGCTAGAAGCATCTAGTTTAGCCTGTGGGATTGTGACAAGTTCCGCAAGTTTGATTTGGTATGCGTTGTCCGCTTCGGCGTTAGATAATTCTTGCCGATAATTGCGATTAGCCTTCAATTGCTCTCTCAACTTTTCACCAGGCTTATTTAACAAAACATTACCCTCAATCTCTAGTAACTGTTTCTTGTAAGCATTAGTCAATTCATTGGTTTTCATGGTCAATTCATTGGTTAATCCAACCAAACTCACCATGCCATCCTTGTTATCGATCGCAAACCGTTCATTATCCAACTGCAATGATTTCATCTGCGAGGACTGGATAGTTTGCGCTTTGGTTAATTCCTTGGTGGCTTGATCAATCCGCTTAACCGTATCAGCATAATTAAAGTTAAGGTCAATGCCTTCTTTTTTCACAGAATTAACATTGAGAATGGCTTTAAATTCCTTCTGAAAAGCATCTTCACTCATGTTACCGCCCTTGCCACCGCCTTCATAATATCGCTTTTGGAGGTCTAGCAATTGTTGGTATTGATCACGGTTTATGCTCAATAAATCAATGTTTTTCTGGAGCGCTGGAATACTCAAAACCAATGGATTTAGCGGGTCAATCTCATCTAATTTCTGTAGTGCCTGTAGCTGCTGTTGTAACTGTTCAATGGCCTTTGTTTGTTGCGCTATATCCTGTTCACTTAATCTGAAAAATTCTTTCTTGTCAAAATCTGCTATTGACGCTTTGAGTATGTCATCAACATTAGATTTTAAGAAAGCCAGATTGTTTTTAGCTTCTGCATTACGGAACGCTGTCGCTTTGAAAGTTAAGTCATTTGTTTGAATTGCATCTGCGGCTAACTTCGGATCATTAGGGAATCTCTTCATTGCCAGATTAAACGCAGCTTGTAAATCTGGTTTTTGTGCGATCGCTCCATCCGTATCATCAATAATCTGCTGTAGTGCCTCTATATCCTTCTCGATTTTTCGGCGCAAATCAGCAAGCTGAATTCCAAATCTGTCAGCATTGCTCATATTAGGGGATAGCCCCTCTAATACGGTTCTTTGCGTTCCTAATGTAGAATCTTTCGTGCTGCTGATGTCTCCCAATGCCGATTTTCGAGTTGATCTAATAAATCTGTAAGCTTCTAACCTTTGCTTCAGTGCATTTTCCTCGATTTGCTCAGGGTCTAAATTGCTGTTAATTTGATTAGTTTCGAGTTGCTGGGCTGCTGTATTTAACCTGAGTCGACCAGCTTGTGTAACTAGATTTTGCTGGCTGTTAGGGTTGATCGGTCTACCCTGCATAACATTGTTGTTCAACGCTTGTAGATTGCGCTGAATGTTGCTAAAAAATACGTTCGTTTTGCCAGTAGGAGATCCTTGCCCGTAGGGGTTTCCCGCCAAAGATGCCCATTCGCTAGAGGCATCCATGTATCCAGGGCGGTTTATAACCGATTTAAAATTACCTTTCTTGATGTCGTCCAATATGCCTCGGTACATCAAGCGAGATACTGCTAGAATCTCCTGTGATTGTGGCTTAAAGTCCCTCAACCCTAATCTGCTAAATTCTTCTTTAGCTACAAAATCCATTGTCTGATAACGCCCAGTGGCACTAGAGACTTGATTTCTACCCCTGCCATACCGGACTCTTCTGCCAGGGTGTGATCCTAGTTTGTTGGGATCAAAAGACTCTCTGCCCTTGATGTCGTCGCCAATCAAGTAACCATAGCCACCTTGCTCCGCGCCTTTTGTTCCTACTTCCGCTACTGCAATGGCATCCAAGAACGCCCTAACATTTGGGTTTTGCAACGCTGCCATAGCTTTTTTGCCCCTAGCAGTCAAGCCGGATAAATCAGATGGCGCATAATTAGCCGCTTTACCCCATAAAACGCCGCCTAATTGGGGGGCTTGTGATTGTGCAACGGGTTTAACGGATTGAGAGGACTGTTTGCCAGTCGCCACGCCGCCATACTTGCCGCCCATGAAATCCTGTAGAAATTTCTGAGGGTCTGTGTATTTCCCGTTGACTCTGACCCCGAAATCTAGATGCGCTCCGGTAGATAAAGCGTCCATCGTCACCTTGCCTAACTTTTGCCCCGCCTGTACCTGCACCTGTTTACCGATACCGCCTAGAGCATCCTTGATACTAGCTAAAGACAAGTGACCGTATTCCAGTGTTATTTTTTGCCCTGACGGTAAAACGCTATTTACAAAAACTCCACCGCTATTGCCCGTCCACTTCTTAGAGGTGGCCACTCCAGGCAAACTAGCTAAAATTCCCGCATCTTGACCAGCTTTAGCTCTTGAGTCAAAATCTATCTTACTATGTTGCCTTGCGCCTCTATCCCTAGAACCGTAGAACCCCTGCTGTCGAGTTGGCTTGTATCTAAGTAGATCCTCGACCGTTGTACCTTGGATTGGTGAGAAAATTTTGTTTTTATTTGCGCCCAAGAAATTAGTGATAGCCCCAACCGGATCACCGCCAAGCTGGTTTGTACCCTGTTCTAGTTGCTGACCCGCTTCCTTTCCAAATATGCCAGTAACCGCAGATTGCACCCCACTAGCTACATTCTGCAACAAACTGGGAGCATTGCTAATTGAACCTAGCCAAGTTGCTGTTTTAACTTGCAAATCATTAATTTTATTGCCAATTCCGTCAAATCCGTTTTCAAAAACATTGAATAAACCAGCGAACCTGCCGCCAAATCCTTCTATCCATGAATTGCTGCTATTGTCTAAATCTTGAATACTTTGGTTTAGTTTATCCAGTTCTGCATTAGCTTTTTTAGCAGCCTCTACAACGTCATTTGATAAGCTACTCGCAACGTTTTTAACACTGCTATTGATAGTTTCAACTGTTCCGTCTATTTCCTCAAGACTGAGGTTAAAATTATCAGCAACACTAGAATCTAATGGAATTATTTTCCCTGGTAAATTTCGCTGCAATTCAGATGCTTGTAGTTGAATATCCTGAACATTATTCTCGTAATCAACCCGTTGCTTTCTAGCTTCTAACTGCTGTTTTTCGATTTCAGTTGTTTGCGAAATTATGTTAATAATTCCTTCGATAAACTGAGTATAGATGTTATCGCCAGCACCTATCAAAGCCTCTCTCAGTTTGTTTTGCATCCTAGAGTTTTCTAGGGTCTTTTGCGCTTTTTGGAACTCAATACTAACGGCTTGCGCTTCTCTAGTTGCGGTGCGGTAATAGTCGGCTACTTGTTTGGTTTGGTCTACCAAAGTTTGACGAATATCACGTTTTGCCTTAGATATATCATTGCCTAATTTAGCTAAGTTATCTTTATCGTCTCTGATGTTTTTACGTAAGTCTTCTAACTCTTTTTTCTGCTCATCAGTCTTGCCGAAACCGGTAATTGAGTTCAGATTATTGAGTGTTCGCTCTCTAATCTTTAGAATTGCCTCAACACCTGCTTTTCGTGCTTCTTGTTCTTCTAGTGCGTTGCGACTGGATTCTCTATTAAAATTACCAGGATTCAAATTTGAATTATTTAATGCCTCTTGTCTATTCGCGGTTTGAATTGCTAATCCGCTGAGTGATCTTTCGTAGACAAGCTCAAAATCTCGCAGTGAGTTTATAGTCTGTGTATAAACTTCCTTTAACGGATCTACAGGTAATTTAGCTATTTTTTGAGACGCGGTTCTGATTGCATCTTCCATCGGCTTTAAGTCTGCAATCAGTTTCATTCTGACATCAAGGGGCATTTCTTTATTGTCTCTGATTGCATCCATCGTATCTTTAAGCCAACCTGATTTTATTTCACCTGTTTTGGGATCAAATACTCCGATTTCTTTGGCCTGTGCATCAATGTTGACAATCTCTTCTGCAGCAACCCCGCGCTGTTTTTCAAGTGCCATTAATTGCTTGTCAAGTTCAGCAATTTGTATTTTAGATGCACTGGTATTTAACAATCCTAGTTTAGAGCGTTTCTGTCCTAAACTGAATAATTGCTTGTCTAATTCTCTGACTTGATTAGCGGCTTGTTTGACATTTGTAGAGAAGTCTGTACCCGCAGTTAGTCCGGTTTCACTAAGGAATTTATTCAGTCCGTCTTTGTTAAGTTGAATGTCTTTGACTTGGTTTAGGAGTTGGGTTTGAGCTAAACTAGTTGTCGTTTCTTTCCCGGTAAAGTATTTACCAATACCGTATTTATCAGCATCTATTTTATTTTGTTTGACTGATTCTGGAGTTTCTTGATATCCAAGTATTGACGCTAAACTCTTAGCGTTGTAAATAGGATTTAAGTTGTTCAAGCCACCCGATAAAGACCTAATCAAGCTTCTTTGGATGTTACCACCAAAACCTTCACTAGCGTTAGCTTGGTTTATAAAATCATCAGATTTAAAGCTTTTACCGCCCACCCCAAGGGCATATTGTATGTTTAATTCAAGTCCTTTAGATGGTAGATTACTACCCATATCCTTAGCAGACTTACCAGCATTATCAAACTTATTCGCTAACTCATCCAAAGACCCGTTTATTGATTTAATAGCGTTATTAATCCCCGTTGCCATCTTACCAATAGAATCGCTGACTGGGTTCGTGAAATCACTTCTAGCAAACAGAATTACACCTAATGCTAATGCGGCTTCTGCGGCTATTGGAAGCAGCATTTTTAGGGATGAACCAATTTTGTTAATCCCAAAACTGACAATATTTCCCCAGTCACTTCTCGCAGACTGCCTAACTAATTTGTCGCCACTAAATAAGGCTGTTAGTGGGGTAAGTATTGTACCTAGCGAATTTTTAGCTCTGTCAATACCCTGTGTAAATCCGTTCCATACGTTAGACCCAAAAGTTTTAACTGCTGATTTTGTGTTATCAACTTTCTGCACAAACCCAGTCCATGTAATTTGTGACATTGAATTTTTAGCTCTATCAATACCCTGTGTAAAACCGTCCCAAACATTAGAACCAAAATTTGTTACGGACGTTTTTGCGCTGTCCACACCCTTAGTAAATCCGCTCCATACGTTACTAATCCCTTGTCCGGGGCTTACTTGCCTCCTTGGGGTATATTTACGCTGCTCATCAGCATTTCGCGCCATGTCAAACGTATTGACAAACAACTCTGGAATAATTGTGCCTATGGGTTTAAGCATTCCTGCAAAGTTACCCAAAATATCTCCAAACCCTTTAAAAATATTCATCCCTGTTGGGAATAAAAACAGTTTAGCTAATGTCTGAACCTGTTCAAACATCAACACCAAAGCACCCAATTCCACTACGCCAGACGGAATTATTCTAAATAAACCACCAAGCCCGTCTATCATGCCTTGGAACGGATTCCCCGCTTCTTTTTTGCCTACAATGTCGCTAAACAGAGATTTACCTGCAAATGCTCTATTTAGATTATCTAGGGCGGTTGCCATAGCCACAGCCATGCTACCTACACCCTTCATCATGTTATCCATCAGGTCATTTTGCGCTCCTAGCCAACCATCTGCTACATCGGCAATGATTCCTATGTAAAACGGTGCGAGTTGCAACATTAATTTACCTAACCCGACAGTGATCATGGTTTGCATATTTGTCAGGAATTTAGCTATAGGATTAGATTGCAAAATTACAGCCAACCCCACACCGACAACAGCCGTTACCCCAATCATCAGAGAATTAAACAACGGAATTATCTGGTCTAAAGCGTCTCTGAATATTCCTAGCAGCCCTGCCCCAAAGTTGGTGAACATTGCAAATGTTCCGCCAAATGCCTTAGTCAGTTTGATAGCAATATCAAAGCCTATGTTGCCTAATTTGGTTAACGCAGACGTGAAACTTGCTGTACCATTAGCCGCAGATTTACCGTAATCCTCGCTTAAAGTTTTGGCGACTTTAGGAAGAATGTCTTCTGACAGAATTGCGCCTTTGCTGATTAATTGCCCTAATTCCGCAACGGAGACACCCATTGATTTAGCGAAAACACCCATCGCTGGGGGAAATTTTTCACCTAATTGTTGACGCAGTTCCTCCATGCTTAATTTGCCTTTTGCGAGTATCTGCGTATATGCCATAAACACTAAACCTGCATCTTGCCCGTTTATGCCTAACGCACTTAATGAAGCGGAAATACCCTCATACAATTCCCTAACGCCATCGCCTTCTAATTTTGTGCCTCTAGCAGCGATCGCTAACTGAGAATAAGCTTGGATACCTTCTCTAACCGGAACATTTAACCGATTAGCGACACCTTGGGCATACTTCATTTCACGTTCACCACCCGCAGGTGAACCACCCAAAAAGTTTAGGCGACGTTGTAATGGTTCAACCTCTTTAATGGCGTTTGCTAACCCTGCTATTTTTCCACCGACCATTACAGCCAATCCGCCCAAAGCCCCCATCAACGGCATTAAGGGGATTAGCAGCGGTAGCAAGCTGGCCGCTATCGTGGTAATCGGTGCAATCATTGTAGAGATACTTGCACCAAACCCTAGTATATTGCCAAAAACACCCTCTTTGTCACCTTTCAGTGCTTTATTCTTGAAAGTTTTACCAATCTCATCAAAGAAGTCGCTAAAAGTTTCCCTGGAGACAACCGTACCTTGTTTAATTTTCTTGATTATGTTTCCGGTTAAGTCTCCTAAAACATCCATCCCCATTGCTTGTTTTGCCTTGATTTTCATGTCATCAAAGGCGTTACCCCAATTCTTCTGGGCTTCTTTGAAACCTTTCAGCAATGCTTGACCTAATCCTAAACCCTCTTCAGCAAAGGCTTTATGAAATGCTGTAATACCCGCTATAGCAGTACCCATTACTAGGGTTAGCTGCTTCATGTCCACTTTGAAGCCGATTGTCCGTAGAATCGTACCCGCAAGCTTGGAAGATTTGCCTATTACACCCTCTACATCACCCTGTGCGTAGGATTCGGCAATACCTCTCACACGCCCACCAATGCCCTTGCCACCTGTATTGGTGAAGATACCTAAGTTAGCAAAGTTGGCTATACGCCCTTTTACCATTGCCTCAATAGCTACACCGACCGCACCGGACACGCCGAACTGTTTTAGAACAGCGGAAACTAACATTTGTCCAGTGTTTTCAACTAATTTGGAAACATTACCACTAGCACCAACACCCCCAAGATTTGCACTTATTTGTTTGGTGATTACTTCCATTGGTGAAGTAATTGGAGACTTACTACCTTTGGATATTCCTAGAGTGTTTGTGACGGCACTCATGAAGCCTGTTTTCTCTAACTTAATACCCGTTAGAGATTTGAATAAATCGTTTAGGAATCCTGGTTTAATTGCTAAATTGTTGTTGAGAATTTTAACAATTGTGTCACCTAAATTTAATCCTTTTAATCCTAATATTGGCACTAACAAAGGTAGTAGCTGAGGAATTAACGCCGCAGTATTTCCGCTTGTTAAAGTCCGTAATATAGAACCCATTCCTGATGCACCAATCCCAGCGCTTCCTAGTAACGATCCACCACCTGCTCTAAGGGCGTTACTAATAAATACACCCAATGTAGCGTTACCCTGTTTTTGTGTGTCTGTAAAACTTCTTAGTAGCGTCTGGAATAGATTTTGGAACGTGGATTGCGTGTTATCAAAAAGTTTTTGCCCTGGATGTATAGGTGTGATGGGTTGGTCTGGAAGAGGATTAAAACTGTTATTTCTTCTATATTGTGTTTGTTGTGCATGAAAAACCCAATTTGGATCTGATGATGGTTTATGTGGGTTTTGAGTACCCCAAGGATCGGAAGTCACAAAGGAACTATTTTTTGAACTTGTGTTAGGAATATTAGGTATTCCGTAGCCGATTGAAGTGTTCCAGGGATCAGGTATCCCATTTATTGCTCGATTTCTAGACATCATTTCCATTGGAGTGGGTAAGCCAACGGAACGCTGCATATTAACAGAAGTGGCGGTAACGTCGCGTTTTGCTTGTTGTAATATTTTAGGTATTTCGGATGTACTCACTCCGGTATAGTCTGCCGCTTCTTTGCCGTATTTAACGCCAACCGCTAAATGCTGTGATGCTTGTTCGTTACTATATTTTCCTTCTCTAACTAATTTGGATATCCTGTTATTTTCAGCTTCTACGTTAGCAGCGTAATTAGCAGCACTAGCTTTTTGATACTCTGTCGCTGTCTCACTTTCGTTAACAGTTTTCAGAATTAAATCAGCAATTCTCTTATTAGCTAAAACCAGGGATGCTACAGCACCATTTTCAAAACCTTTCCCAAAATCCAAACCTATGGACTGCATGACTTTGGATGGTGATGCAATCTGAAATACCGCCTTAGTTGCGCCAATCACACTGCTAAATCCAGTGTGTATTGCTTCCAGCATTGGGGATCTACCCTTGCTAAAACCGCTGACAAAGGCATTAGGTAGATTTTCACCTATTTGATCACCCTGTTGTTTTAATTGTTTCTGAATTTCAGGGTGTAATAAGAACTTGTTTAAATCGCCTTTACTGTCCTTATATGCTTTAGTCCCAACACTTAATAATTCATCGGTACGACGCGCAGATACTTCATGAGTTTGGATATATGGTTTTCCTCCAACCATATTATGAAAAGCGTGTCCTAATGCAAAATCTTTATTCTTAGAATTGATAAAACTGAATAATGCTTTACCTTCTGAATTGGTTTTAGTAAATGCTTGTTCACCACCTAAATCCTCTAGTTTAAATCCCAGTAATTTACTAATTCCTGAATGCTTTTGAAGTAACTTAAATATTTTAGATCCCATGTCCTTGGGAAGCTTGAAAGGTGTCAGAGAGTCATCATCTGCCCAGTCGTAAACATCATTTATGTTTAGTCCACCTTGTTTATTTTGATTGTAATTAAAACCACCTAGTGTGTAGCGAGTATCCGGTAATTTTGCACCATAACGACTTGGAACAACACCACTGTCAGGCAAAACACCTTTAGATTTTTGAGCCTCTTCAATCATCCGAAATACTGTTAATATTTCAGCTTCTTTGGCTATCTGAGGATTCATTCGATTGACATCCGTTGCACCTTGATAAAAAGCTCCCAGATGTCTAACAGGGGTTGCGATACTTTTAGGAACTATCCCCATATTCACAGCACCGCTCAACATATTGCCTAAAATAACCCCTGGTAAAGTCGTTCTACTCCTGCCGCTTTCATAAACGTTCTTAGTAGCTTGTGCTGCACCGCCGAGGGAATTTTCAATTACAGCATCAAACGATTTAATGCTTTCGGATGGTATTAAATTAGGTATTTGCAGACCTTTTTTAATTGTACCTGTGACACCTTCAACCGTATTTTTTAAAATTCCTAATCCTTGTTGTAACCCAATAGACAAACCCTGGAGTATATTAACCCCAATAGGAATCATGTTTTTAGCAGGTGACGCAATACCAAAAGCCTTTTTAATTGCTAATAAATAAGCCGTCGCATTTTCAATACCAAACTTTGCAAAAGCTTTGTTGTCAACACCAATTCCTAAGCCTGCTACGACGTTTTTACCAATAACCGCCGCTTCACCTTCCGCCTGTCTTCCTGCTGTAAAATATGCCGATCTGATATTGTTGACACTGCGAGTAATTGGTGCTTTTGTGTCGCGTAACTTGTTAAAACCTTTCTGCTTTAAACCCGCTGCTTGTCCTTCTTTTAGTAACTCGTCAATCTTGGCTTTAGCCGTCTCAGAATTTTTGGTGAAGTCTCTATAAATCTGATCAGCTAAGTCATAGTCGCCTAAATCTTTGGCAGATTCTAGTAAATTTTTGAATGTTGAATAAGCCTTCTGATGTGCTGTTTTAATTTTAGTTATTTCATTGGCGACTCTTTTTACTGTCTGATTCCCGCCACCGACGGGACTACCTTTTACGTTAAAATTGCCTATTTCTTCAAGCACATAACCAAAGTTTTTGTTACTTTCATGTGCTGCTTTCTCAAATGGTGTAAATGTGTTTTCTAGTAATACTTTTTGAGCTTTTGGTTTTATATCAACTATTGGTAATTTTTCAGGTTTTTTGACAACAGGAATATTTAGTGGTGCTTGTACTACAGTAGGTTTTTCATCTTCATCAATAGGAATAATGATCCGTGATGGTCTAGCGGCTTCTGTTGATGGCGGCGCGGACTTAGATGCGGTGGTCGCTCTTTGCGCTGTAGCCGTAGCTTTTTGTTTAGAGCTTGCACTAAAATCACCTTTGAACAATTCACTGAAAATACTATCAAGCGAATCAGTCAACGCTTTATTTAATTTACTAACAGCGTAAGTTTGAACGGATTTACCTAATGATTTAACAGCTATTTGTGAACCGTCACTAATAGCTGTCAATAGCTTATTTTCCTTCTTGACTTTAATTCCAAATGCGCCTAACAAGTTGTTTCCAGCTTGCTCACCCATCTTTTTAAAGTCCATGCCAAGTTGTTTGGCAAAAGTGTCTTGTAATCCCTTGCTAACCTGTTTCCCTAAGTCATTGGAAATGCCTTCAGAGAATCCCGTGATTAAGTCTTTAGCAGGTTTTAAAACCGTTTTTAGCGCATCGCCTATTAACTGATTGCCAATCTGCTTTTGTAAGTCTCCAAAACCGCTTTTAAGTTCACCAACAATATCTTCAATTCCCTCTTGTTTCTTACTACCACCTGAAGAACCGCCGCCGCTAAAACTTTTGCTACCTGCTTTAATTCCATCTGCTACGGCTTTGGCGATCATATCTTCCATACCGTCAAGCCCCTTGCTGACTCCTTTCTCCACGCCGTCCGCCACGCCATCGGTTACGGACTTGGCGATATCACGTTTAGATGTATCCGTCAATTTGGCGTTGATCCGTTGCTCAATGGTGACGGTGTGTTTATTCTGAGTGAGTTCTTTTAGGGTTTTATTTAATTCTGTCAATTCCCCATCATCTACAGTTGGCGTGAGGGGGTTGTTTTTAAAATATTGGTTAACTTCCCTGAAGTGCCTGTACTTCAAGTCTAAGTGCTTGTTGAGGTCGTACAGTGCGGAGTCGTCAACCTCAATGGTCAATGATAATTTCTGGAATGACTTCTCAATACTTGCGGCGGCGTTAGATGCGGCTTTTTTTGCCTGTTCTAGGGATTGGTTAAATTCTGCGTAGTCGAGAGAGAGGTCGACAATTAGTTCGCCTAAGTTCATAACTGGCAACTGGTAAGGGATTTTCCTTATAGTTGCCACGCCTCGTTTCAATCCCTCAGAAGGGATTAGTCATCCTGCAAGAATGCGTTTTCTGTGATTTTGCTGTAACACGGTTGTGTTTCAATCCCTCAGAAGGGATTAGTCATCCTGCAAGTTTCTAAGAAAAAATAACTCATTTTTCCACACTCTGTTTCAATCCCTCAGAAGGGATTAGTCATCCTGCAAGTGCGGCAACCTGAAACCCTTGATATACTTGAATCCTAGAGGCTGTTTGCGCGAGCTAATCCAAAAAGTCCATTGCAGCCGCTTAAATCCCTTTTGATATTCTGCAAAGATAGCTCTAATCCCTTCGCTTGTCTAGGTTCTGGATTTGCGCGGGGGTTTGTTTTAGCCACGCCCGCCCGCTAATTTTCCAGATGGATGAAAGTTTCAGTCCCTTAAAAGGGATTAGCCGCCTTGCAAGAAAATGGAAATGCACCCGATAAAATACTATTTCTGTCAAGGTTTCAGTCCCTTAAAAGGGATTAGCCGCCTTGCAAGTTCTGGCAATTAGATGATTGCAGCGACAGGGAACTGTTTCAGTCCCTTAAAAGGGGTTAGCCGCCTTGCAATCTGAAGAGATAGATAAGCCATAGGGAAAATTCCCAGTTTCAGTCCCTTAAAAGGGGTTAGCCGCCTTGCAATAAATTTTACAGCCATCTCAATAAAATGCCGCTTTAAAGAGTTTCAGTCCCTTAAAAGGGATTAGCCGCCTTGCAATAATTCAATGATCAAATCTGCTTTTCTGGTTAGGTTAGTTTCAGTCCCTTAAAAGGGATTAGCCGCCTTGCAATATTCGATTTAGCGCAACAGGTGACAGGATACGCGGAAGTTTCAGTCCCTTAAAAGGGATTAGCCGCCTTGCAATACTAAGCTATATTATAAATAAGTTATCTGACTCTGAGTTTCAGTCCCTTAAAAGGGATTAGCCGCCTTGCAATATCAGAGAAATACTCAAACTATCAGCATAACGCGCTAGTTTCAGTCCCTTAAAAGGGATTAGCCGCCTTGCAATAATAACTCTATAAACTGCAATACATCATGAGTGATAAGTTTCAGTCCCTTAAAAGGGATTAGCCGCCTTGCAATAAGCCGGGATCTAGAACCCTTGACATAGCTGAATCCTGAAGCCTGTTTTGGCAGATCGGATCAAAAAGTCTATTTTAGCCGCTTCAATCCCTTTTAATATTCTGCAAAGACCGCCCTAATCCCTTTGCTTGTCTAGGTTCTGAGATTTTGGCGAATGTCCGAGGTTTTTGACCGCGCTTATGGTTCGCCAAAAAATTGCAAGTTCGGTAATCCCTTTGAGAGTCTGCCAGCCATAGTTCCGGCTGGTCTATAAGAGTAGTCGCCATCTCTCTTGCTTTTTGAGCCTAAACTCATCAAGCCATAGACTAAACAAGTTAGTCATCCCGTCCAAACTGCGGTAAATTAATATTAACTAAAACCATCTGCTTTGTCAAGCGTTTCTTTTTAAATCTTTTGGGTTTCTGATAGATTAATCTAGTGTTGTGATATTTGACTTCTCCTAGCTCAAAACTACTATTATGTTTGTGGTTTCTAGCAGCATTAGTGTCAGCTTGTTGCACCTGTTCAAATAACTCACAATCAGAGTTTTTGCAGATAAACTCATACTGTGATAATCGTTCACCTTTTTGATGACAACAATGGCACAATTGAGAACTGTAGTTAGCAGGTGGTTCATGAAAACTACCGCCTCTATTCTCAACTTTTTGCTTAGTTTTAGTTTTTAAATCACCTAAGCATCTTTGTCTCATAATCCAATTTAAACCCCGTTTAGCAGACGCACCATTGTGAGCATATCCCACGCCTTCAGGTAATGCTTTAGCTTCTGTTTGTTTCAGAAGATTAGTTAGCTGGGTATCTTCCCATGCTATATGCTCGTAAGTCCTGCTTAATCTAGTTGACATTTTATGATTAAAGGCATTAGAAGAATTAGCACCACGTTCATGCAATCTGGTAATTTTATCTTGTATCTTAATCTCGTTTTTTGTCTTAGGTCGAGTACCTTTGCGCCCTGAATCTTTCCACTTTTTATCATTAATTAACTCAAGATTATCAAGCTTTGATTGTAGTTCCTCGATATGGATTGACACGCGCTCCCTGCTTAGATTTGGGAGAAACAGCGCCCCATGATCCGTCGCCACAGTAGCCTGTACCCCAGGGTCAATCCCTGCGCTTAAATTCTTACCTTGTGTAATTGATGAATCTTTGATTTGTTGTTCAATAAATTTGATTTTAGACTTAGTATCTTCGTACTCTTGACTATCTTCGCCAAACTCTTTTTTGACCTTGAGTAATTTCTTTGTTAAAGCTGCTTTTTCTTCTTGTAATGGATGAGCAACGACGATATTTATGTAATACCCTGATGTCTTTTTCGTGAGCATATACGTCCTGGGTAGAACCTCGTCTATGTTTAATCTTTTAACCCAGTTCTTGTCAGCAACAATCAACTTATTGAACCCAGTAATATCAATCCAATCATTCGCCACGTCTATCTTATTTGGCGCACACTGATTATTCGACAAGGTGGTAATTTTATCAGCGTCTTTTTTGAACTTTGGTTTCCTGCTATTCACCCTTTTGGGGTCTAAAAACGCTAACCATGACTGTTTAAAAAACTCTAACAAGCCTCCAACGTAGTGCGAGGAAACGGATAAATCAGGTAGATTCTGCATCGCTCTCAGCCCGTTTAGTCCGTTCAAATTATCAAACTTCATCACATCTATTAATTCCCTCCCCTCAAACTTACCACTGGGAAAAGTTTTATAATTATGCGGCGTTATTTGTATTCGTTTCCAGGGGCAATCACCCTTAACCAATTTAGACCCTTTGACGTGAATAATCCCCTTTTTGGTTTTGATTGGAATATTAAAATTATCGTCCCGTTTCCAGTAACTTCCGCCTGTAGCAATCTGGCACGATAAGCCCTCGTAGCCACTGTTGCCAACTCGCAAAGGTACGGGAATAATATTTTCTAAGTCAAACGGCAACCACCGGGAAAATATATCAAATTTGGCAACTAATTCCTGTTCTTTTTTGTTGAGTTTTGGCTTGTCTTTGCTGCGGTAGTAGTTCCTAACAAGCTGCTGTTGTTCCGGTTTTAGCTTCTCTAACTTTTCCGTCGCCTTAGCTAAATCTGCGCTCAACTTACCAGCCCAGTTGTACCAGGTGATGCAATGGTTATGCAATTGATTAGCCAATACCTGATTCCATAGCCATGTCAATTCTTCTAGGTAGCGATCGCATGATTGCGCCTGTTCAGCAAAAAGTTTGACCTTGATTTTAATAGTTTTCATTGGGAATAATATCAATGTGGGTGTACAAGACCTACAGCCAGTGGTGAATCGGTGCTACCAACACCATCACGCGACTGGATAATATTGTATCCTAAGTTATTGAAGAATTAATAAGAGTATCGAAACAATGATATAATTATTGAAACCATACCACGCAGGAATATTTGCGGTATTCCGGTGGTTCCAATGGTTAGTTTTTCACCCGATAAAGGCGGGTTACTTTGTTATGAACACCATAGCAACATTTGACTACAACGGACAAGTAATTTCTCGCCGTCAGAATGGGTTTATTAATTTAACCCAAATGTGTCAAGCAAACGGTAAACGGCTTGATGTTTTCATGAAAGCCCAGAAAACCAAAGAATATATTGACTGCTTGGAGCGTTCACACCAGATGGTGGTAACGCAGGTAGTACAAGGCGGAGAACCCGATTTACAGGGAACTTGGGGCATCCTAGTCTAGCAATTAACCTGGCTCGATGGATTAGCGCAGATTTTGCTGTGTGGTGTGACGGACATATTTTTAATTTGATGTCAACTGGCACTACAGCGATCGCACGCCACAGCATCCCTCAGACGATCATTGGGAGGATGAGGGCAAGAATGATAGAGACGGTAATTCAGTTGTTTTATCAGCCCGGAATAGCAGAGAAAAAGGCAAATCCAAGCTACCATTTAGATCGGTTACGTATGTGAATCATGGTAGGCACGATCCTTGGGAAAGTGAGGCTATTAGATGCGCTGGAAACTTAAACACAGATAAATCACCCGCCATGCCCAGGATGCACCATAAGTTCATGCTGTTTTGTAACGAAAAATCAATTCCTTACAAAGTATGGACTGGTTCATTTAATTTCACTCAAAATGGTACAAGGTCTTTAGAAAATGCAGTTGTCATCAGCGAACCTGAAATTGTAGCTGCTTACTGGCAAGAATGGGCTTATGTTTACGCAATGTCCGAGAACTTGAATTGGACGCAAAAATGGTGTAGCCCAGCACAAGCTGAATGGAGAAGTTAATCATGAATAACCAACAACCAGAAAAAGTATCAGTTAGTGAAATAACCTCTTTCTTTCTACCATAAGCAATCAACAGGAATTAAACCATGAATGATCAAAGAACCGAAAACCAAAAAAGGCTTGATGATTGGTTATTCCACTCAGAGCTTATGTCTAAAATATCTGTATTTGGATGGTTGTACTTGATAGGAGATCGCGCTATCCAAATACACCATGATACCCAATCAGGAGATACATTATCAACTGATTCTATATCTCACCAACAAGTAATAGAATTTGCTAAAGCGGCTAACAGTGCAGAAATTATTACACCAGATATTGCTGATAAATTCCCGCTAGGATTGCTTCTAGTTTGGGGGAATAGAACTTTAGCAGCTTGTAATATCAGCCCAGAAAAGAACAGAGTTATGTTATTTGTGGCACACTAAACCAATGAACCTAACAATCAAGAAACTCGCTGAAGTCACGCTATGACAGTATACGTAGATAGCCTTTTACAATGACACCAAAAACACGCCAAGCGCAAAAGCATGGCAATCAGTGGTGTCATCTTTTCACGGATTCTAGTGACTTGACCGAACTGCATGAAATGGCTCAAAAAATAGGGTTAAAACAATCTTATTTTCAGAATAATCAACGGAAAGCGCATCAATTTCCCCACTACGATCTAACGCCATCTAAAAGGCAATTAGCAATAAATAATGGCGCGGTAGAGATAGAATTGCGAGACTTTATTAAATCAAGAATAAAACAACAAAATCACACTCAAAGCCAATGAACCTAACAATCAAGAAACTCGCTAAAGTCACACTAAATAACGCTCATAATTTACCTGACTCACCCGGCATTTATTTCGCCTGTGATGCTGCATATCGTGTCTGGTATATCGGCATTTCATCCAGTTTACAAGATGTATTTAAACACCACGATACAAGCGATCTTATCATCAACAACGTGCAATACATCAGTTATTTGACGTGGAATGACTTAGATGATTTAGAGGAATGGGAACATGAATACATCCAGAAATTCAACCCACCGCTAAACAATAATGATGTTGACTCTGAATCACCTATTATTGATTTAGGCTACGACAAAAGCCAATATCTCGCACGGTATAAAGAGATAAAGATGATTCAGAAATCACTAGAACAGGAATTAGAAGAACTGAAGCCCAATCTAGTTACTCTGATTGAAGATAACGACGGAAAAATCAAAACTAATGATTGTAGCGCATGGTACATTACACAATCATTAGTTTTGAGTTTTCAGAAGGATTCAATACTAATAGATGTGTCGCTGTACTGGAAATTTGACGCTATCAATAAAGCATTAATACTGAAGTCAAAGCACCCTGTAGTCGTTAATTTAGTTGAATTAAATCACGAATTATTGGGGCGTGAACTATTGCAATTATCAAACCGTGATCAAATATCTGGTGACGCTGTTTTAGAGTTACTAAAAATACTCAATACATTCTTAGCTCAAAACAAAACCCCGTCCAAGGAGACGGGGTGAAAGGCATCTGGAGGCCAAGAAGGAGATAGCAGTGCTATAAAAGTTCAATATATGCGACGATTATATCACAGATCATTCTAGCAACATCCCCAAAATAGATAATATTTGAGTTGGTAAAGATTCGTTTTTGACCAACTTTTTAATGACCTTTTCAGTGGCTAGACTTATCCGTTTCCGATCACTCCTAATATCATCAACAAACGGCAATAAGTCTATAAACTCCATTGGTGCGTCGTCTTTACCTTTGAAAGCATTAAACAAGCCAGACCACCCAATCGCGTGTACCCTGGCTTCTGTATTTGCCTTTTCCCTACGCAGTTTTTCAAGGTTGTTAACACAATCAAAAACCACGTAGTCGGGTTGTTCTAGGAAGCTGTCGTAACTACTAAATCGGCTGTCTCCAATTCCGTAGTATTGGATTCTCCAGTAGAGTCCGTTCCAGTCAATTGTAGGGACTCCCCCGCCGTTTCCTCCTCGCTTGTAGTTGCAACGGGTTCAGGTTTTACCCAGCCTAAACGCTCATTTTGATAGAACTCATAGATTGCTGATACCAGGCTTTCATCAAGTGATTTTGTATCTTCGATTGTCCACTCATCAGAACCGACAATATATTTTCTGCCATCTACTAAAAAGCCAATATCGCCTTCTGTAAGTGGCTGTTCAATGGGTTCAACTTGAATTACAGAAACATCGCTAGACTGATTACCTTTAATAATTACCTTTTGTCCAGTGACCCCACCAAATGCAATTTGTTGTTTATTTTTGAGGTTGAGTGATTGCGGAATGATGTCTAATGCAGTGGCATTAATAACAGCGTCGTAATCAATTTGAATGGGATATGCAGCGCGATTCTGAATGAAAATAGTTGCAATCGCCACAGCTAAAGTATTGCTATTAACTGCGCTTAATGACTGCAATTCCGCAAACTCTTCCACGTAATCATAAACAATATCGCTGTTATCCACTGCCACACCATCAACGGGTTTTGGCGACAATAATTCCTGTGCAGATTCAAAACTGATGTTTCTATCTTTGGCAATAGTCTTAATTAATTTTGTGGCAACAATTTGGGCTTTGCTTCTGCTTAGTTCATATTCATCTATTTCCATTCTTTCCCCAACGGAAACAAACCCACGTTTTTCTAAGTAAATAATACCAATATTTTCATCACCAATTGCTACTACTTCGGAACGAGATTTTCTGTTAATTACTGGGCGCATAATTCAATTTCTAGGTTATCGTTTTTGTCAGAGAAAATTTGATGTGTGGCGCAATTTTGGGCTGATTCAGGGATTTTGATTTTAAACTTTTGGGACTCGTTTGAAACTTCAATTTCTCCAGACATCCCACCCCTAAATACAGCCGCGCCACACTTGATATAATTGCCATCAAGTCGGCAGTTTATTAAAACTGCCAATACTTGTGTTTTGTCAGTCAAAAGTTGCATTATGCAGCAGCGTAATAACCAGGTGTCCAAATGAATGAGTCACCTTGGAAAGTTAGATTAAAAGTGTATTTTTTGATTTCGTTCTGGTTCGCTGGTTCGTTCAATCCCATGAGTTTAGTCGCGCCCTCAAATTTTTCGCCGTCCGGTAAGGTCGCAATCGCGTAAATTTCCCTATTCAAGAATGCAGGATTGTCGGAAACTTTTTTGATAATGTCCACGTAAGCTAAATCGCCGGCTTTGACGATTCCTGAAATATTCAATGTCCGGGCATTCCGAACAATGGACATTTCTGTGCCTGAACCGCTTTGGAAATTAGTGGTGTCAACTTGGGTTTCTTGGTTGGTTTTATCCATTGTCTGAATTCCGAACAATGGCACAGTACCAACGACAAAACTAGCGACGGAAGAATCTGCGATCGCTTTCTTGAGAGGTGCAATTGCAAAACTAGCCGCAGTGGCGGTAATCGTAGCGTTAGCAGTAAATAGCACTTGCTGACGTTCGGTAGCACCAGACGCAGCCGCAAAACTAATAGAAGTACCTGCTTTAATTACGGTGCTACTGGCTGCGGTCAAACTAATGGTAGTGTCACCAACTGCGGCTGCGGCATCTGCGGTAATTGTGGCTCTAGTGACAGCCCTGCTATTTGCTGCTAAAAGTAGGATATCAAGGGTGTAATCCTGAAGAATAATATCTTGCACGGGACGAGTCATAGTAATTCCTGTGAGAATTTTCTATAGCTTTCCCATGTCTAAATATTTATAGTTTTTGGAGCGAAAACCAAAATTCTCGCCTGTTCGATTGTTGTTGGGCTAAACGGGAAATGAGTATAGCGTTGGACTACAAAATGAATCTCGATTTTCTCCAGTGCCTTGATTAAGTTAGAAGATTTTTTAAAGTTTTTCAGGGTGACTTCAAACTGCTGAGGTTTGTATCTTTGTCCGCCACTTGAACTTTGAGACGCGCCAGACGGCATTTGTTTGATCAAGCATTCCAGCCCGTCACTAGCAGATGGTGGATCTACGTTTGATCCGTAAACCCAGATGGACGGCTGGTTATTGGAATATTTACCAAGTTCCGGTGCTAACAGCGTGGTGAGTTTTGCCCGTAATTCTGCGGCTGTTGTCATTGGTTCACCTCGATTGTGTATGAGTCGCGCAGTTCTCCAGTATCCACAATGTCACGCGGTGAACCTGCTACCGTTCCGTTTTGTCTGATGGTTTGGCGTGGCCATTCCCACATTTCCGTTTCTATAATTTCCTGCGCCGTCTCACCAAATGCGATCGCCATTTCCGTAAATGCCTGTGCAAAATCTTCCGATTTTTGAAAACTTTCCGCATAACTTTCGGGGGCGTTAAATTGTTGAACCGTTTCATCTACCCAGGGACGGGGAGGTAATTCTGTTCCGTTGCGTAAAGTTGCCCCCTCATGAACTAGCGCGGCGTGGTCAGCGGACCATGTAAGAGTCGCCGTCTGTTTGCGGGGGATGTTGATTTTATTCCAGTTGACCTGAACCATAGTGGGTTATGTGAAGTTGATCTGATTTTTCCCACTACTGACAAGGGCTTTAATATAATAGCTATTCGTTGCAAGCGTCTCTCATAAAAGCTAATATCTCAAAGATTCTGACTCCTAATTTTATATCCATTGACTCTCTTGTTGAGACAAAAAAGCAGCAAGATTTTACATATTCCTCGTAGGAGCAAGAACACTCTCTAAATTGATTATCCTTGATCCCTTCTTCCCAATATTCAATTAGTGTTTTTGCGTATTCATCAACAGAATTAGTCATGATATTTTCGCATTAATTTACTATTGGCTCTCTACCAAATTGTAACCCCACAAACTTCCATCCATCCTCGGTTCTATCCCATACCCTATGCCATTGCTGGGAAGGGTGAACTTTGCCAAACGTGGACATATCATGAAGCGATCGCACTCGCGCCCCAATTAGTTTTCGCTTCATGATTTTGCCACCAGCAAAATAGTACATATCGCCGGCTATTTGTTCCGGCGTGACCGTTGGTTTGTTCATGCTGGTTTAAAACAAAGATAATTGCAATGGCTTTTTAGGTACTTTTGATTGGGCAGGGATTACAGGAATTTCTACTATTTCCGCAATTGGTGGCACATCCTGTGATTGAGCGATATAACTTATCAATTGCATTAATCTAGTCCCCCTAATACCCGATATACGATCCTCAAGTTCCCAGTATTTATCAAAAACTTTCATCAATCTATCGCTTCGATAATCCCCTGAATCAATCTCAGTTTTACTAAATCCTAACCCCATCAATTGCTCATATACTTGCAAAAACCCTCTAAATCTATCATCAATATAAACAGTATCAAGCTCAAATTGCGCAGGGAATAGATCCCGGCTTTGCGCTTCTAACGCCCAAGGAATAATATGTTTTTGCCCTGATTCAGCTATAGCGATAGTAAATGGTGGTTCAGGGGGATTCAACAAATATTCTCTAATTTCTACCCTGGTCATTAAGTTTTTAACTATTGAAAAAGTATCTTTACCTTCTGTGTACTCCCCTTCAATTATTGGTGCAATTAATTTATCACCCTGATACACCCTGGACAAAGAACGCCCCCACAATTTAGACCATTTATTCTTACCCTCATTCCAGTACCAAAGCTGCTTTTGATTACCAGAAATAGTAGAGTAACAGCGATCGCACAACACCTTAGAATCTGGACATTTAGCTGATGAGTGCATTGTGAAGGTGCTGGATAATTCCAAGGGATTAGAACCGGGTTTAGCGCACAGGTAGCAGTTAGACATAGGTTGATATTTGCGGGAATTTAACAACGAATTGATTATAAATACCTGGATAATGCTTTCTTAATTCTGCCAGTCTTCCCCAATTAGCACCTGTTGTGCCGATTGGGCATCCATTCCTAACTGTCATTCTATCAACATCATAAATGGCAGGATATTTTAACGAGTACATATCAATGTATTCCCAAATATTTTGAGTAGTCCAAAATGCCACAGGTGAACAACAAATCAACCCATTTTTAAGGGTATGCACTTCACCATATTTATTAAGGTAAAATGCCCTATTCCTGCTTTCTTGCTTACGAATACCCCACGCATAACCCTTGATATTATTTAATTCTTGGTATTCATTAAGCGGGTCATAAATTAATTTTTGATTAATTAATTTGTCGGCTTTTGTATCCATTGTTCCTTCAAGTGGAACGCCATAATCAAGGTATAAATGCCATAAATCACGTACTGGGCAAAGTTCAATAATATTCCAGTTTTGAGTTTTTAAATACTCTAAAAGCTCAACGCAATCATCCCATTCGGCAAGCAATCCCTGATTTACCCATACCAAAGGACAATCTGGGTAAACCTGCCTGATTAAATGAGACATCACTAGGCTATCTTTACCGCCAGAAACACTCGCATACACTTGATGATTGCATTGTTCTAGCCAGATTTTAATTGAGTCTTTTGCCCTGATTATTTTCTTTTTTAACCAGGGATATTGAACGCCAGATCCGTTACTTAGCATAAATCACGCTATCCTTTGGCATATAGCACAATTCTTTATTTGCTGCCAACCAAGCGGGGCTTCTCCATCCCCAAACCATCTGAGGATTATCTATTTTTCGATCAATTAATCTAACAGGAATAGGACGCATTAATTTATTATCACGCCACAGATGATAATCATCGTAAATTATCCCTATTTCCCATTCCCTGACTTCACCATTGCCGTAACTACGCTTTTTCTGAATGTGAGTAACAGACGACAAAAGATTTTTGATTGCCGTTTTATCGCCCACAGCAAACCAAGAAATAGAGTTGATTGACCTTGTGTAAAGCGGTAAATCATAGGATTTTTCCGCACCTTCACCTGTTAAAAACTTAGGTTTGCGCTTACCCCAGTCTAAATTGTTTTCGTGATTATCCCATCGTTTTCTATATTTGTCTGTAGCTTCACCCTGCAAAACATAGCAAGGTGAACTCACGCACCAATATTTCTCTGACTTAATGACACCTTGCTTTAGTGGTAAATTCTGCTCAATAAACTCTTTGGTTTCTGCTACTTGATCCGGCGTGGGATTAGGTGAAAGCAGACTATTTTCTTCTAAAAGCCTATACACCAAAATACCTTCTAGCGACGGACTCCAGTTATCATAAGCTCCTAAAGATGTTGCTAAATGTGCCGTTATTTTTAAGTTATCCACCTAACAAACTCCTTAATTCAGTTGATGTTCTAGCCTCACCTAAAAACTGTTGATATTGACTGATATACTCCCTGTATTTAGCGTGTGCAAGATTGAATCTATCGCTCTCTACACCACTTTCAGAGCTCCACAATAATCCGCGTTCTGACTCGGAACTAAACCAGAAATTTATGCTAACGCGACCATTGCCACGATTGCCTTTACCGCCCAAATATGGGAACTGTGCAAATTTTAACAAAGTATCAAAAATCCAACCTTGTTCGACTTTGGTGCAGTTCAAGTCCCATCTTGAGTATAGTTTTGCTCCTGGCATAATTAATCTATCAGAAGCAATCATCTGATCTGATTTTTTCTCTTTAGCCGTGCCGTCGCCTTTTAATTGCGCCTGAACCTCTGTGGGCAGAAATTTAATTAAATTGGGGTCTAAAGTTGCATCCCTGCGAGTAGTTTGATCAATCGTCAAATACTCAGTCCAAGTTTTCATCACCTTTCTAATTAAAGGCAAATAATCATTTTTTGCCTGATTCCAGTTATCTAAGTCCTCAGACTTTGTAGGGATAAAAGGGTCTGAAGATAATCTATTTTTAGCTTCAATTAGCTTCTGAATAGCTGGTTGTATTTCCGGTGGTAGTATCGCTGGTATCTGGTTGTAGATGTATTCTGCTGACTCATAGCAAGCCAAATAAGCAGAGCCTACATTGATTCTGCCTTGCACCATTTGAGCGTCTTTAGAGCCGAAAACTTTGGCAGGTTTAGCAGTCCCCAGAACCGACAGCCAAGGCATTAAAACCCGGATCTTTTTGTCAAGCTCCATGTCTGAAGCTGTACCCGCATCAATTCTGCCACCCGCAAACATTGTATGGTGTGTATCAGGATTCACTTGCAACCCTAATTCAGTTAACGCCGCAGCCACACCAACACGCCGCAACAATCCATTTCTCAAGGCATTACCAGAATAGGTGAAAACACTTCTAGGATTGCCTTCAAAATCAAGTAACTTTAGTGTTTTTAAGTTGCTCACATTTCCCGACACTTCCCCAATATGTGATAAGGGTGTTTGTGCTGTAATCACACAATGTAGAGTCAATCTTTCACGGTCAAAAACATTGTAATTATCAAACATTTGTCACCTCAACTTCTATAAATTCCTCTGGCTCATCCAACCCTAAACTACGATCTTCCTCGAATCGTAACCTGCAAATTACTTGAATGATTCCTGCTTTAGTTCGCAATAATTCAAGTACATCCCACTCTGTAAATCCGTGTGGTTGAATGTCAGCAATTAAATCCAACCATCCCATAAATACAAGATTTTGGTCAATGGGAAGTTCTTTAATTTCCGTAGCGTCTTCATTTACTCGCAGGATTCTTTGAGTAGGTTGAATTATTTTTGTTAATTCAACTGGGCGTAATTGTGAACAAAGTTTATCACAAAGTCGCTGCAAATAATCCTCTAAATTAGTTGATATTTCCGCCGAATTTCTGATACTGGATTCCAAGTAAGTCCATGTTTTAGCACCCATCGCTGGGCTGCGTTTTCTGTCACGGCATTTAAAAGCCCAGTAAGTAAGGCAAGCGGACATACCATAACATTTGTCTCGTGTTTGAGGCATTCCATAATTGTTGTTCATTTTATTTTTGAGGATTAACTAACATTATTATTGCAGAAAAATGGCTATTTAAAACGGAACTTTTGCTAATTTCACCAGTAGCTTAACCATCTATTCTTCCAATGTTTTAGCGATCGCTGGTTTTCTTAAATTAAGTTAAATTGCGGTAGCTATCCAACATTATCTTCAATGTTTCCGCGTAACCTGCTTTGTCTAGCAATTCAATTATTCTGTCAAGATGGAACGATGAGCGATCGCTGTTTTCCCCGACAACTACTAATTTACCTGTATCCATTGCCATCAGAAATCCACCGTCCAAAGACATCCCCATACCCATCGCACCAGCCGCTAGTAGGATAAATTTCCGGGTTGGTTCGGTAGAATCCATCCACATCTTCGTGTCTTCGATGTAGTTATTTCTGATGGAATCAATGATAAATCCAGGTATGCTTTCAACGCCCGTCTGCTTAATCTCTAGGGTGTAGTAGTAAGCGGCAAGACCTTTCAATACTTCCTCTGCCGTTACGCACGCTAGAAACCGTTTTAGCCTAGGGTTCAATGTAACGCCTAAACTCGCTACTAATTGCATATTTATTTCTACGTCTGGATTTGTTGTGTTGCGCGCCGCGCCGCGCAATTATCGCCCTCATGAGGGGTTATCTGTGGAGTGGAAGATTTTAGTTTTGGTTTTTCAACAAACGAGATATCTGTAGGCTTCTCTTCTCTTAATTCCTCTAAATCCAGATTACACTCGCTTGGTACATCATCACTGTTGTTGTATTTATCATTTGAATTAGGAATATTTGAATTAAGAGAATGATTTAAGTTAGTGTCCGGTTTTCCGGCTTCCGTTGTCCGGGCTTCCGTTTTACCATGTACGGAATTCCGACTTAATGGCGAAAACCCTGACTGACTAAGGAATACAGATAAGTTGTCAATTCTTAATCTGTATTTAAGCAGACGTGAGCAACTATTTGGCGATTGTAGGGATACTTCAATAAATCCCTCGTCAATCAACTCGTTTAAATGGGTATTGACTGTTGATTTGTTGTACCCTATTTTTTCTGCTAAGGAGCGTTGACTCTCCCAAATCCATGTATCCTTGCCCTGTGCTATTTTTGTGCGTGTCCATGAATCAAGCCAAGTCAAGATAGAAGCTTTACATTTATTGCCGAATGCCTCTAAATATTCTCTCACTATATTAATTGGGTGAGAAACTTCGCCTAAGACTTGCGTAAAAAAGCCGGATGATGTTATAGTAGTCATAATTCAAGGTTTATATAGAAAACGAAACACCTTCCCGGATTGGCTTTTGGGAGGGTGTTTTTATTTTAGCATGAGTTATTGAGATTTGGATAGAGCTTGGGATAGTTGCGATAACTACCCAAACAATGACAACTGCTTAACTTTTGGCAATTCCTCAACTACCGGAATTACTTCTTTTTCCGGTTCAATAGGTTGGCTTATGCGCTGACAAGCTATTTGATAATATTCCAATTCTTTCTCAATACAGATGTAATTTCTGCCAAGTTCTTTACAGGCTACGGCAGTTGTACTACTACCACAGAAGGGGTCTAAAACCGTACCACCTTCAGGAGTAAGCATTTCTACTAACCGCTTCATTACTTCTAGTGGTTTTATTGTGGGGTGCTTTGCGTTTTCGGGTTTAGATGCCGACTGCGTAGGGGGCAAAAAAGATATTGCGACGCGATCGCTTAACCTAAAATCCTTTTATCTGCTAGTTTTCAGTTATTTTATAGTTTAGTATTGACAAACTGGTAATAGTTTAGTTATAGTAAAGAGGTAACTTGTCAAGGTTGCCTAAACCAATACCACCGGAAAAACTTAGGTGGTAGACCTCCAAAAGCAAAATCGGCAACATATAAAGTTGCATTTAGCATAGGCCCGTCTGCTTACGAAAAACTACAAAACTATGACAGAACAAATTAAGCCAATGATCGAAGTTTTAATTCCGCATTCTTTGCCAGTCCAAGAGCGAATTAATCTTCTAAAATCCTCAGAATTAATTGGGACAGAAAAACAAATTAAGCTCGCAAAAACAATTATAGACAAAGCCATTCGGAAAGGGTGGTTTGGTTATGCTACAGCAAATGTAGATATAGAGATTCCCTTGCGTGCCTCATGGTGGATCGAAAATCAAAACGATCAAGTTTTGCACTCAAAGCTTTTTTCTTTATAAAGTTTAAGCAATGGTAAAAATTGCCCCTCTTAAAAAAGTTATTTCAAGGCATTTTGACCGCGATGCTTTGAGATATTGGGAAGCTCTTGAATGCGGTCATTTATTTGCTAAATGGACTGGAGTTGATGGCAGAGATCATTTCTCGTCCTTAGCTGCCCGTAAGTCCGTCCGGCGGCGTTGTTCTTTTTGCGAGGGAAGGGATGAAAACAGTAATTGAATTTTTTGAGCAAGTTGATAATTATTCAAACTCTCATGGAGTTTGGGCGGAAAAAACAACCCCTGATTCAGAAGCTATCGTGGGGGAAATCCCCAATAATTCCGGGGGGTATCTAGCAGCTATACCTCCCGATGGATGGGTTTTTCTAGGGACGATTGAACAGATTATGGATGCTAGGGCTGCTTGGCATGAAGGTTTAGATGGCTTCGATCCATTCTTTGTTGATGGCTATCTAGAAAATGCCAACCAATAAAATCCACTATTCAGGGAAACAGTCTTGTAGTAATCAAGGCTTTTCCCCGCGCCTATCAAGCAATATTGAAGAGGTAACTTGTCAAGGTTGCCTCAACCAATATTACAGGAAAAACTTAGGTGGTAGACCGCCAAAAGCAGAATCGGCAACATATAAAGTTGCATTTAGTATAAGTCCGTCTGCTTACGAGAAACTGCAAAAAGTCCCGACGGGCGATCGCTCAGAATTTGTGTCTAAGTTAATTGAGGAATCGGATAAATAAATGAAAATTGAATGGCTAGAAAACGGATACATCAAGCACGGATGCAAAATATTTCCACCTGCCAATAAAAGACTTGGCATGGTTAATTACTATGCAGAAGTAAAAAAACATGAGTTCAATAGCGCAAATAAAAATGATGGGTTGTAAGACTTTGAATACTGTACGATATTCAACCTTCCATGTTGTTTCTGTTTTGAAAGTTCGCTCCCTTCTTTCAAAGTAATCTTTTTCAAATGCAGAAATCCATTCACCAATTGTTACGGGCTGCTTTTGCTGTTCCGTAATGTAATCACCCCAATCAAAAGTTTTTTCATCAAGCTTGGAGCTAAGTTTCTTGGCTTCACGTTCAGCAACCTTGACTCCTTCATTATTAGCATTAGCAATACTAATTTTCTGCTGATGAGGATTGGTATTAGTGGAGGAAGGTTTTGGGGGTAAAACAGCACGTAAATAGAGCCTATTTCCAATTTGCTCAATACTTACCCCAAAACAATTAGCTTTTAATCTTCCGTTAGCTTCTTTGAGTCGTTGGCTAATGTCTACCATTAACTATTTCTCTTTTTAAATGCTGTACAGGTTGGCTTGTTGTTGTAATAAATCCATTCCTCGGGTTGAATGCCCCGGTAAGCATTAGAGAGGATGGAGCATTCACCTATTTCTATATCTGGAACGAAATCACAATTCTCACACCAACGACTTTCAAAAATATCTCCTTCCGTCCCGTTGGCGGGCATATAAGGAGCGATATTTTCAACGTTCATGCCGTCCCAAATTTCAACGGCGTTATCTAAGACTTCTTGCTTGATTTCCATGTCTGCTATCTCCAATAGGGTATATGTCATTGGTAATTGGTAATTGGTAATTGGTAATTGGTAATTGGTAATTGGTAGCGAGAGAACTCACTACCAAGGTCTTGAAATTATTCTTCGTCTTCGTATTCCCGTACAGAGATAATTGCCGTCCCTGTGCTGTCATCTACCTGAATCGAATAGGCATCGAAGACAGTGCCTTTTGATTGGATTTTCACTAAGTAATGGCTATCAGCAGATAATTCAAGCCTGTCCATTAATTCTTGAACTGTAATTGTCATGTTGTCCTCTTTGTTTACAAACTAATGATTTGGTCATTGGTCATTATGCGATCGCATTTCCTGGATTGGCTGATTGGTTTAAGCACCATACTCATAATATGGCACAAGCAGGTTCAATTCCTGCATCCAGGATTAAATAAACAATTGCTTTACTATTGAAACTGCGCTGTGATAATCGCTGTCAAGGTGCATAATCACAGCACTATTCACATAATAAAAACCGTCACTCCGTCTCTCAATTCTGCCATTGTTCTTGTTCCCAAATCCGTCTAACAATGATTGAAGTTTCTGCGCTAAATTGTCCATATTTGCATTAGATTATAAATATTCAGACAATTTTATCACAACTTCAATATGATAAATAATCAATATGCAGATAATCTTCAATTATTAATAAATTATTGCAACACCAAAGACATCAGGATTAGGAACAAGATTGTCACCAATAACATAGGATTGGTTAAAGCAGTTGCAAATAAAATGGTTCATTGCTGCACATTGCCACTTGAGGATTTAATTCAGATTGGCTCAATAGGATTAATTAGAGCAATCGAGAAATTTGATCCTAGTAGAAACTGCAAATTATCAAGTGTTGCGGTTTTTTATATCAATGGCGCAATGTTGCAATTTATCCGTGATAAAGGACGACTAATTAAAGTCCCCAGAAAGTTGCAAGAAACTCATCAAAAGATTAAACGCTATGCCCAAAAACACGGTGTTACTTATGAACAAGCCGCTTTATCCCTTGACATTCCTTTAGACTTTGCCAAAGAATGCGCCACAGCGTGTAACCAACATAACGCAGAACTACCAGAATCATTGACGGATGAACAGCAAGAGGAACTAGATAGAATTACGCCACTAATAAACCAACTGCCGGAAATACACGCCGCGATTATCAACGGACTTTACATCAACAGGGCCCCCATTGGTGAACTTGCCAGACTTCACGGCATGGGGACGCGGAAGATCCGCCAAATTGAAAAAGAAGCGGTGGGGAAGTTACGCGCGATCGCTGACGGGCGCGTCAAATGTCCAAAATGTCAGAGCTACAACACTGTCAAACGTGGCGTTAGATATTCTTGCAAGGATTGTAAATATTGGTTTCGCGTCAACCCCAAGCCCGTCGGCAATATTGGACGTGACGTGGAATTAAAGGCAAAAGTTATTGAAGCAATTGATAGTGGAAAATCTTTGCAGTGGTGCGAGATGTTTTTGGGTGTTAGCGTCGCAAGTGCTTGTAAATGGCGGAAAAAGTATGTTATTGATAGTTCAATAAATCTATTAACTTATCGGCACATGGCACTAACTGAACAATGGCAACTAACCGCAAAGTTTGCTGATTTGGCGGATTTTATAGTTAAAAAATGTCCTGTTACTGTGGAACGTGAAGCGGCGTTAGAGGCGTTGACCTTGGCCATGAATAAATCACAATTAGCCTGTTCTGTGACGACGGCGGTTAAATCGGCGGCGGCGAAAACTGGAGGAAATAAATAAAAATGCAGCAATCATCATTAACTCTCACGATGATGGCGAAAGAGAGATTATTTGACTTACTTGCCACGCGAGGGCAAACATGGAGGGTAGGTAGCACTATCACAATATTTTTGCCTGACAAGTGTACCGACGGGAATGGATGCGAGATTAAAAATGGTCTATCAAAGATTGGTCTATCATGATTCACCTAGTTTGTATGGCTTTGAATTTGTCGGCTTATTTAGCCGTTCCAATTCCTGATTAGCCTCTTCAGAATCATCAAATCCTCTGACAATTCGTAGCTCATTTTCGCCAGGGATTCGGCAATAAATAATAAAAGGCTGTGTCGTTGGTTTCCAGATATTCATATTATTTAAATGGTGAAAGTTTTTGTTAGGGTGCATCGCTGCACCCTATGGGATTAATTAGTAGGGAGGATAGCCAAAATCGTCATCATCAAGCCCGGAAACCCCCGATTGTGCCGCCGCATCATATTCGCTGAAGCCGCTTAACGGCTTGCCTTTTGGGCTGTATCCGTCGTCTTCAACTTCTGGCTTGTTTGCCTTTTTGCGGGGCTGCCAGTCTTTTACGGACTCTCTAGCGACTTTGATCTGTTCGCTTAAATCACTGCCGTTAACAACCAAAGAGCCAATATTTGCAGGTTTGTAACTTGCGACAATAGCTACTAACGCCGTATTGGGTTTAGTCCCACGCTCGTCAGCGTCAAACATAGGTTCGTAGATACAATGAGCGTGAAATAGTTCACCCATCGGCTTGTAATCTTGTTTCCTGCTTTGAGCATAAGCTTTCTCCATGTCAAAGCAGAACCCGCTACGAGATACCGATTTTGTCTGATATTGCAGCCATGAAGCGTTGAACGATGCGCCGCTTGCGCCTCCAAGGGATATCAGCAAAGGGACGGCATTACATGGCTTGGAATTTTCATCAAGCACATAACACCACTTATAGCTAATAATTTTGTAAAGGTTTTTGTTATCCCAATAATCGGGAATTTCTCGCATCTCTCCTAGAAACTCCCCTGTTTCTCGAAGCTTTAGATACAAAGGTGTTTGGGCGATAATCAGCAACCTTGGAGTAAGGGTCATGAAGACTGGCTCTTTATCCCCACTAGCGAACTCATGCTCTACCAAGTCCCAATGACTTGGGGGCGAAAATGAACAAGCCTCTGCATTTTTCTTGGTTAATGCGAAACCATAAGGCGCGATACCCTTCTTGGTAAATCTGGGATTAATTATTTGGGCAAATGGCGGGCGATCGCTTGCGGGTGCGCTAAAAGACTGATCTTCAAAATCTGGAGCGGTTACTGCTGTTTTTGTCATTGTTTTTGTCCTGTACGTTTATTGTTTTATCTGTGCGGATTTGATAAGGCATCGCACCCAGCCGATTTACTAAGCTGCTACCAAATACTCATGTCTGGTCAATTTGACTAATTCCTTGGCTACGGGTCGCCAGTCATCCTGGTGATCCTCACCATTGAGAGTCCAACCTAGATCATCATTTAGCCAGATATACCCAGTCAGCACCCCATGAAATCTAACTGAATATTGCTGTCCTCTTTCATCCCTAAAATTAATGTCTTCGATTAAATAGCCGATGTCTTCGATAGGCTGCTCTATGCGGCCTGAACCCCTGCCATTCATAAAAACATCCCCCACATATTGATCTTTGATAAATTGCTCCGCCTCTAGATACGAGCTAAAGCTATGAGTTTCTCGGAGCATATTCACGCGCCACAACCCAGCCTCGAAATCCTGATCTATAGTCCCGATGACCTCATTGTCTACAATAGCCTCCCAATCCCCAAAATCTGCAGGGGATATAAACTGAATTTTGGCGATTAAAGCATTCTTGACAGCGTTTTGGTGCTTACACTCGACACTCCTAAAATGCACATCCCCACGCTCACAACGCTCTTTATTCACTGGGTGTGCAGGTGTGACGGTGTACAAGTTTTCACCACTTTGGACGACAAACTTAACAAAGCCCTCATCCTCTACCTGTTCCAGAACCTCTACAGATGCGGCTTTCTCTGCCCTTGTTGCGGCTTGCTGTTCCATTTCAACCTCTAGCTCATTTTGAGCTAAGGTTTGACTGTCAACAAGGGTGAGGGAGTGCCATTTGCAATATCTTTCAGCTTGTTGGTAGGTTGCGGCTCTGTGAACGACTTCACCATTGACCATAACCATATAAGGCTCTGTCAGTCCTTCGTGACTCCATCCATTGAGCAGAGTTTCCTGCCCATCAATTAATGCTGTATACGGTTCTACGAGTCCCCCACAGCCATTGTCAAACTCAATGGTTGCTTCTACGATTTCAATTTTACTAACCTGGGCGGCTTGATGCTCAACAATTGCATCTACCCATGACTGGATAAGTCTCTTATCGCCTGTGGGGATAACGCCCAAGTCAGCAGCGATTTTTTTAACTTTAGCTAAACCACGATTTAATAACTGTTGACTTGAGTAGATTGGATGTGACATGATTTAAGAAATCCTTTTTATAGGGTTGGTAGGAGGCAGTCGTTTAACTTTGGTAGGTGTAGCGGCTGCCTCCCTTATATTTATAATAGTAACTTGGTAGTTACCAGTTGTCAAGAGGGAAAATAAAGATTATTATGGGATCTGGAAAGTATCACGTAACATAGGAGAACAGTTAATCATGACTACCAACATGAAAGTCCGTCGTACCCAGGAAGCGGAAATTCCTGACTTATCACAAAGACTAAAGGAAGCAAGGGGAGACACGCCCTTGTCACAAGTTGCCAGAGACGCTGGAATCAGTCGCTTGTCATTACGAAGGTTTGAAGAGGGTGCAGTTGAGGCGATCGCTTACCCAACCCTAAAAAAGTTAGAACAAGTATTGGGCGTTGACTTTGGCGTAAGCTTTGACAACCATTAACCTGTCTCGCCACAAAAGACGGGTTAATGGTTGTGTGGCTCTAGTTATTGAAAAATCAAATAACTTATTGGAATAAGGAAAACTGGTTACTCATCCAATAAAATCTGTACGTTCGCAGATTAATGTCGCATTTCGCAGATTAATGTCGTTATTCGCAGATTAATGTCGTTATTCGCAGATTAATGTCGTTATTCGCAGATTAATGTCGCGGTTGCTGTTTTTTGGAGTCAATTTAATGATTCTGAGTTTTCGCAAATTAATGTCGTGATTTTGATGAAGTGGAGTTGATTCCACTGCACTTCTAAGTATACTAAAACATCTCAGAATAATCCCGAACGAAGTGCGCCTTTCAACCCTCCCATGATCATTTCTATTTTGCAACCATTTTAATGGTTAATGCAAGTCAATAACCTATATATACTTTCAACCCACCCCTAGTCGGGATTACCATCGGCATCAACTTGAATTTCTTGTTTAACCTGTTCTAAAACCAAAGTTAAACTACTGCCACCTGACTTTTGTGCCATAATACAGTTCTCTCATTTACTTGTGAGTGAATTAGAAGGTGAACGCCCTCCTGAGAAAAGTAAGCGTTCACCTTCTTTATATTTAAAATCCTAAACTGGTAACTACCAGTTGTCAATACATTTATTTACCAATAACTCCATAAAAATACCGATAACAACAACCAATAACTAATGACTTGCATTTTCCAACTCCTCAATCCGTTTAATGGCGTTCTCCAGTAGCTTCATAGTCCCTGTATACTTATCATTTTGAGCGAACGCTGCTGATAGCTGCTCATAACCTCGTGCCATATCAAGGTTGATCCGATTTTGCTCCTGAACCACCTCCGACAAAAAAGTTGCTTGCTGCTTGATAAACTCAAGATCCTTAGACTGAGATTTGTCCATCTCCTCTTTGTCACGCTTGATGCCTTCAATTAACGCGGTTAGCTCCTGTTTTATTCCATTAATTGATGCTTGTTCTGTGTCCTCGATGGATTTAAAAGCCGCCCACACGGATACAATAAGCCCTAGTATTGCGATGAAAACGCCCTGCAATTCTAGCCACGTCAGTCCAAGCTTTTTGCCAATAATAAAAAAAGCGGCAGACAAAACAGGAGCGACAAATAAAACTTCCTTTCTATTAAATTTCATTGATTTTACACTCCGTTGGTATTCCGTCGGGAAATAATATTAAATGAGGATAAATAGAATTTTCAAAGAACGTTACCACGTCTCGATCTTTTACCTTACATTTTGAAAAAATCCTTTTGTTATTAACCCAAACCCCATTACCAGAAGGGTTTCCTAGAATTTCTCCATCAAACAATAAATAATAAAAACTATCTTCATAAAAAAGAACCAGAGTGCAATGTATCTTGTCAATATCGGGGACGACTACATCGCAAATACGACTGCTACCGATTTTTATGCCACTATTAGCTTCAAAGTCGTATTCTTTTCTAACCCCGTCTAATAGCAACAATAAAATTATCATCGGTTTGTCAATATTTTACTCGTTTTAATTCCATTCCTTGCTGTATATCCATTATATTGGTATATACAAATAATCTCGTGATTTTACTCCTATTGGAAGCGAAAGAGTTTGACAAAATATCTTTGACCGCCGTAACTTGAGATTCAAACATATTTATATGGCGGATTGCCATAGATAAGTCGCGCTTGTTCGCCTCATTTTTGTCAGTTTGGTAAATTATCTCAAGCTGCTTAACATCATTTTCATCTAGCATAGATCACGCTCCTAAACCGCCGTTGGCACAACTAATATACCTTTAATAAAACTACCACGTTTGTCAACATAGGAGTTGATTCTATTCTGGGGAGTTGCCGTGAATCGCCAATTACCAGAAACAGTAGTATTGTCTGGATTAGTTAATACAGCCTCACCCGTGCTAGTGAAATTAATAGTACCTGGCAAAACTTTAGGATTTAAACACCTTCCTTTTAAATATAAAACAGTCGTTCCAATATTGCCTTCTATCGGATTCGGTCGTGCGTCCTTATCCTCAGAAACACTACACTCAATTACTAATTCAGAAGATGATTCTATCGGGTTTCCTGTGTCTGGGTCAACTTCAAAATCACCGTCACCAACGCTGAGAGTTAACGTTAGGTTTGCAGTTCCAAAATAAGGATCTGGGATGTGCTGCAATGCCAATGCTGCTATAGATTCAATATCAATCATGCGACAAAATCAAGAGGTTTGTATTTTTTAAAAATAGATAATAGCTCATTAATTGGTGAACCGTTTACGCCACCACCTTGAGAAGAAATACCCATATAATCTGACTGCGAGGCGTAAATCACCTTGTATTCTTCATCGCTAATTTCCACTGATTTTACACCTTGCGATTGAGCGGAAGTTCTCAGCGCAACTATTGACGCTAACGCCATTTTTAATCTATTGGCTTCTGGGGTATCCGCAGTAAAATCAACCCCACTTGAGTAGGTTATTTTTACCTGTCTTTGCCCAAGCGGCGCAGTGGGTTGCCGCTGCTGTCTCCTAAACTTACCCACATTAGCAGATGAATTTGTTCTATAGAAAAGCCTATTCAACCCCAATAACGCAATCTCATTATTGTCATAATCAACTATATAATTATCATTACTTAATACCTCCCATTCTTGACTAGAATAAGAGCCAAATCTTGGGGCTAAATCTGAACCTCTTAGCCTTACAACAGGCGCGGGATCGTCCAGTAATGGCGTAATTGGCAATAAAATCCTATTGTCTTGGGGAATCTTTATGACCTTAGTGAAAGACGTGGCTGAGAGGGGGCGGTCTGCGCCATTCACCCCCTCCACAATCATCTGAGAAATATCAATTGCCGTCTGCAAGGCAGCCCCAGATAGGGTCATGTTTGGAGCATATTCTAAACATTCTTCTGGGGACAGCCAAGACATTTTTAAACTCCGAAATATTGTAAGTAAACGTTAAATTTACCCGCTGTCAACGCCGCAGTTGCAACGGTGACATTCAGTTTTGCTTTGCCAGTGGTGCTAACAACCTTAACGGGCGTAGTATTTGCTGTAAGTGCCAATACTCCAGTTACGGATGCGATCGCAGTTGCTGACAAAATCGCCTGAGTTCCACTACCGATGAAATTCAGTGCGATAGTGGCAGAACCGCCGCTAGTGGGGGCTGTGACGACATCTACAAAACCACGATGGATGATTGCACCGGCTGGTAATTCTAACTCAATAGGGATTGAACCGACTGCACCGCCGTGTTCAGAAAGATCAAAAGTAGCTTTAGCGATACCACCAACGGTATCAAGTTGCATCCTAGAGGGGATTGGAGGGGACATTTATTTATTCCTTGGACAGCTAGGGTGATCAATGGGGCAAAAAATTTTACCCTCGGTATTAGTCCTGATTTTTCCAGAACAAGTCAGGCAACCGCCGTTTTTTGTGAACCCCGCATGGGGTGGAGCTTCCAGTACGGGTTCGGTGGGGACGGTTTCGCCTGTGGATTTGTCCTCGGATTGAGGTTCGGTGAGAACGGTTTCATCCTCGGTTTTTTCAATTGCTGGTTTAGTTGCCATTAGATTGCGTTCGCTGTACTTCTAACTTCAATTACACGGAGTTGCTGAGGAACATCGCTAGTGTCGTTGTATCCAGTGGGGTCAACGTCCATAGCTGCAAAGCCTTCCTCAGAGTGCCAGATAGCAAGCTCGGAACGCTCAAATAAATCGTTATCAGTCAAGATTTGCATTTCTGTACCTATACCCCGCGCGATAGTTTGCTCACCAAAAGCAAAGCTACTATGGGTTTGCTGCGTTCCACTGTTAATGGTTTCATTTTGGACACCAGGAGAACCAGCACTACCAACACCATAGGCGTTAGTTTCAAAGATCATGAAGTTCTCGAAGTCGCCGACATAGCCAGAAACTCTATCAGTTTCACCAGGGCTGATCAATGCAGGGTTCAGGTATTCTGTGAGAGACTGCAATTGCTGGGGCGTGGCGGGACTCCAGAATCTATCGTAATCCTGTTTTAGCTGGGTTAGGGCAGTGGTGTTTATTGCCAAACCGTACTTATTGCCTCTGAATGGTGGAATTTTTAGCTCCTTCATGTAGCCATACAGTGCGGACGCAAAACGCCGTGTCATCTGTCCACCGTCGCCAGTGGTAACATCACCCGCAGAAGTTGTCACCCGGTTGCCATTGTTATAAACTACGCGGCTGGTTGGCTCCCATAATTCACGGATTCTCAAATCTTCCCAAGCGTAGTAGTCACGCATCAGGTTTCTTTCCAAAATATCCATCAAGCCAATCAGGGAATAAGACTTGACAAAATTACTGATTGCCACCGGTGGGAATTGAGAATTGCGCCCCAAACCCCATTCATCCAATTGGAGGTTAATTGTTCCGGTAGAGAGATTTTGAGTGCCGGAATCAATAGCGGTGTAAGTGCCACCACCTGATAATAGGCGATCATTAGAAGATGCTGGAGGTGGCAGATAAGCCGCGCGGGGGACTTTGATGGTATCTCCTTCACCTTTGGCAAAATCAAATTCAGTAGTCGCAAACTGCCAAAAGATAAAGCCTTCACGGTTGTTCGTCCGCATCAACGAAGACAAAGCAGCTAAGAAGCCGCCCATGATATTGCCGGCGGTAGTTGTCGCGTTTTTGGAAATACTAGCACCACGCAGCAACCCGTTAGATTTAGCCCAAGATTCTAAATCTTTGATCAACGCTTGACGGTTTTCCTTGACAAATTGGTTCAATTCCCGATTGTCGGCAGTTTCGATGATCCGCCCTTTCTTGGTGAGTTTTTCGTATCTGTCAGAGCGTGACTGAATATCAAACCAATCTCTTAAAGCACCTTCGGGTTTATCGGATTTAGATCCGACAATGCGGTTAAAATTTGCCACTTGTGTAACAGTCTGCCCCTGTAATTTTGATAGTGCCTCTAGAACTTTTTGATCCTGCTGGGCTACAGCTAATTTTTGCTCTAATTCAGACTTGGCTTGACGTTCCGCCGCAAGTTCCACCTCTAGTTTTTGGCGGTTTTCTTGTTCTTGAGACAATGTTTGTTGAACAGGAATTAATCGATTTTGAATAAGCTTCTGTACGTCTTCCAAAGTCAGGGAAGTTTTAGCTTCTTCTTTAGTTTCTGCGGGTTTTTCGGGTTCGGGTTCTGTGGGTTCATCTACTGACGCAGAATCTTGAATTTTGACGGAACTTTGAACCGCAAAACCTCTGGGCGTGTTTCGCTGTTTTCGCTTTTCGGCATTTATTGAGTCAACTACAGCCGCTTCTGTAGTGACTTCTTTGATAATTTTTCGTGTAGTCATTTGATTATTCAGTATCTCTACTCTCAGAATAAATTCTGAATAAATCAATAGGTGGCAATTATTTAGATAGTTGTATCAATATTGGTATAGGTTTATGAGAAATCTAAGTCAAGGGAGCTTTATTAGAGATAGGAGAATTGCAAAGGGGCTGTCTCATCAGCAATTAGCAATATGCGCGGGCGTGTCGAGAATGACTATTATCCGTGCCGAACAGAGGGGAATTGCAAAGCCTTCGCTGATCATGCCACTGTCCAGGGCGTTAGATGTATCTGTGGAAAAGTTGTTAGGGTAAAAAATTATGAATAAAGAACCCAAGGATAAGAAAGATAAAGATAAGCCACGTAAGCCAAAACCATCACCTCTACCTGCTAACCCCAGGCACTATAGAGGGCATTAATAAAAACAGCGATCGCATTGTGGTGAGTGCGATCACTGTTTTTACGTCGTTGACAAGGCATTAGGCGTATCTGTGGAAGAGTTGTTTTTGCCAACCGCGTGACATCCTGACTAAGCTAATTCCGTTATTTTTGCTCTAACCACAGACCAGCCCAACTCTTCTAGTCTTTCTTCAAAACTACCCTCAAAACCTTCCTGCTTGGCTTTATTCATTACAGAAAATACAACTTCACTGATTGAGCTACCTGCGTGTTTAGCAATATATACTGTTGTGCCATCACTTGCTCTTGCTTTACAAATGTAAATTTCGTCAATTTTTTTGCGTCTTTTAGTCGCTCCTAAAGTTTCAAGTAAAGAATGTTCTACTCGATGCGATCGCTGTTTTAACGCTACGGACTAACCGGGAATAGAAACTCAAGTATTGAAAGCAAAGCGGACACAAATAAAACCAAAGTCCAAATATCTGCTGACTTCATAATATCTCCTATCTAACCACGCCCGCGCCCGGTAAATTCCCGACGACGCACAGCGACAACTCCACACCATCAAATATACCGTCCCAAATTGCATAATCAGCAATCAGGCTGTCTTCTTCATAATAGTAACCGCCGGGCATCTCATGGGGGCAGACATAATTGCCTCTATCATCAGTTTCAAAAAAGCTAACTTCCCTGCCATATTCGGCGGAGCAATTTGGGCAAATCACGTCAATATCTGACAACATTCCGCCAGTGGAACACTTGTCAAATCTCATGGTTTTAACTGCCATGATTTCTTCTGGTTTAGAGGCATGAATAGCAGCTAAACAGTAGACGGCTTTGCACCCAGATTGGTTAATTATTTGTTGATTAAATTTACCACGATTACCGCTATTAATTACGTCATCAGAGACAACATCATTAGTAACAAAGCTATCAAAAATAACACCAATTGAATCATCTACCTCATCCCAAGAATGATCTTCTAATAAACTTCTACCAATCAACTGCTTAGGCATTTGATTGAGAATATTTTCATGCCATACTCTCAGACTTCTACTGAGTAAATTATCAGAAGCGCGAAGTGGAACTACAAACCATTCTGAGCCTTCCCAGCTATCATCACCTGTCAATATTTTAATCTTTTGTAAATCTTCCGGTGTGGGTTCACCCATGTACAAAGTCCGTTTACCAGATGACATCACCAAATCGGCAGTTGATAATTTATCACCTATCAAAATACTGCTAATTTCCTCCACCTTTTGAGAGATTTCATCTAATCTTTGTTCTGTAGTTTTCATGTTTAACCATCCGTATTTATTCAATAATAAACTATCTTGAGGCTTGTTTAGCTCGGTGGAATATTCCTTGTGACATCTACACCGCATCCGACAACTTGACGCTGTACCAATGCCGGGTAAACTGCCAATCCGCTGCCATCTTTGCGTCGCATAGCCAATGCAGTCAGGGCATATATTTCCACCTCCAGATGTTACCCATAATTCCCATTTATAGCCATTGTCCTTATGCCCTTCACTCCTGCCACGTTCATAATATTTATGGAATGAATCGGCGTATTTGTTGGCTCTATCTGCTATTTGTGCTGCTGATAATTCGCCATCCAAAATAGATTGTGAGAATTGGCGTAAGTAGCCGTATTCGTTGCCAAGTGCCTGACCTAAAATACCTTTATCCTTGGGCTTTAGTTGATACGTGCCACCTTTACCAGCGAGGTAAGACTGAACAACACCTTTTTTAATAGTAGATGAAACTGCATCTTCCCAAGTTGCAACGGTGATTTTATTCTCAAGCAATAAGTTTGTAATTGTTCCTAAATCACCCTTAATTCGAGTGATGTTATTCTCAATTACTTCCGCCACATCTTTGCGTGAGACAAATTGACCCGCATAGATGCCCGATGTGTACCTGAATCTTTGGGAACGCGGATCAAAAGTGAACGTCATTTGTCCTCGCTTTTAGTTTCTGCTGTTAGTAATCCGTCGTAATCAGGATTATTTTCGTCCCAATCTTCAACACTTTCATCAATAGATTCTTGGGTAATTTGAGCTTTATTCAGCAGTGTGTAAATTGAGATTAACGGCGGTTGATTTGGTGCGGGGATGAATTTATCTACCATCTTGATTATCTCCCTTTATTTCTTGGGCGTAATTTGATAATGGCGTTAAAACCCAATGAGGCCATTTAACATCAAACTGTGGATTATCCCATTTACCAAGCCGCAAGACATACTTTAAACAAATAGCCCACCTAACCTGCTCACCAATCATTGACCTAATTTCCGCAACAAATCTGGCGTAGGTCAAAGCTGGTTGTCCGTTCAAATCTTTAGCCCCGCTGCCGGTATTTGATAACCCCGGAAACATCCATACAGGCGTTCTAGGTGGGATACATTGAAACCGCAATTGTAGCCAATAATCCATAAGCGGTTTTAGTGCGTTCCCTGATTCGTTAGCAGCTTTGCGAACGTCTGCGCCGTGCATCAAGTATAAGTTGCTGATAACTCCAGACGACAACATTGATTCATGACGTTGACGGTACAAATCTCTATCATTCTCAGTTTTCCCCTCACCCATAATATGTAGCCAAGGAACAATTCCCACGTCTCTAGCCGCTGTCTCCAGGGCAATAGAAGCATCTTTGAATTTACGCCAGGGTTCAGTTGATGGAAACCCCAATGCGTTGCCGTATAAACCGCGTGATTTGTATTTAAAATGCAGTATTTTTAATGGTGCAAACTCAAGATCATTATTGGATGGCGCTAACTTTGTCCGTTGAATATAGGCATTAGTCCCACTGTGTTGATCCTGATCTACAAACATTGAGAATGTAGGTAAATATTGGCTACTAACAATATCCCATTTATTATCAACTTTATCAATTCCCAACTCTACAAAACTATCGCCAAAAGCGAGTGATTCTATAGCGGCTCTCACTAAAAAATCACCACCTAAAATTAAGTTTTTACCGTTTCTTTCAGTGGCTAATTCTTTAGCAATTAATGATATTTCTGGGCTGATTTTTGTGCCGTCTGACAACTCATCTGGCACGTACCAGCTACCAACCTCACCATCAACCTGCTGAAAACAATCTGCGGCTATTGCATCAATGGCGTGGCGATATTCATAACACCAATGGTACATTTCTAGTAGTTCGTAACTTAGGTTTAAGTCGCCGTAAGTTGGTCGAATTGGTGTTTCCGGTAAATCAAAGTTATGCCGTAGATAAGCTCCAGGGTAGGTAATTGATTGGCGGTATCCTTCTAATGGTTGTCGGGACGGACTACCTCGGAAAAACTGCCAAATTCTATTAATTATATTTCTGTAGTCGGGCATATTCCATATACGTATTTATCGTAATTATACGCTATGTTATTGATGTTTCGACGTTATAATCAGCGCGGAAAATGAACACGCTGCTGATGGATGAAGGGCTGCAAATCAAAAACCCATCTGGTAACCCATGCTGGCTACCAACGGATCAGGGTGAGGAATATTCTCGATTGGTATTGGATACGGCAAAAGGTCACAATAAAACTGTTCAATCTTTGCAGTGGTATCCGTCCGTAGTTGACGTAATTTAGTATTTTGGCGGTCGTTCTTTGTGAGCGATCACTAACGTCACCTAAACCGCCGTTTCTGAGGCTGTATTACAGTCCCCAATTCTCCCACCATTTCGTTGCCCCTGAGTTTTAGTGCCTCATCTAATTTAGCCAACCCAATAGCAAGGCACATAACAGCGTCGTCATGCCCAGAAATTGCGCGTCTGTCTTGCAATCCAAAGTTTTTCATTTCCCCAATACCAGCCCAGTCAAGGGGATAATTAATCTCACCCCGTTCAATCATCAACGCCATGCGGTCAGTATTTTGGACTTTGGAGACACGGGACGTATTCACAGTTTCCACTCTTAATTCCGGTCTGGTTTTGATAATCTTTTCAGCAATTACGGCACCGCCGCTATTATGCTCAATTACCATCATCAGCGGTTTATAAATATCAGATAATTCTAAAGTTTTCTCTACACAAAATGTTGATTGTCGGTTCTGTTCCCTGTACTCCGCGACGATGGTATAAGGCAATTCCGTAATATCCAAAATCAGATACTCCCAGAAATCACTACCGCCAAAGTTAGGGTCAAGCATGGACAAATAATGCCGTCCGGGTTTTGGCAACTCCCAACTACCAACTGCACAAGCTGATATCGCTTCAGGATTAAATAGGGACCCGCCAAAAGCAGGAATACCCAGATTGTATTCCCGTTGTAACTTTGAGTCGGTTAGCTTGTGTTTGTCCTTGGTCCGTTGCAGGTAATCGGGTATTGATACATAAACTGGATGCGCTCTCCAGTGCAAGATTACTTTAGCCCATCCGTTTGCATCTACCCAGTGAGTACACGGTTCTTCCTTCCCTTCCTTGACGCGGTTCACCATTTCATCTGCGTCTACTGGGTTCGCGTCGTCAAATATCTGCCAAAATCTTGAGAGTTTACCAAGTTCTGACATGGTAGATGCAATTATCGTCCGCGCTTCATCCCCTACCGCCTCTTGTGACGGTGCGGACGCTGAATAAATTTCCTCAAAGTTTTGGGGAAATGCGGCCTCATCAAATAGTAAATCTGAAATTGATTCTAGCGATCGCGTGGCGTTATCCGTCGCTGGTCTAAACCAAATCTTACCCGCATCCTGAAAATGAATCTCAGTTTTAGATTTAGTCAGGAACGCCAAATTAGGAACATTTGACGGCATCGCCTGTATCCGTGTCGCTACGTTCGATGATTCTTTTTGCCCCAATGACATCACAGCCGCAGCATAAGCAGGATTTAATAACGCTTTGTGGAGAAACTTAGCACTTATGCACTCGGTAGCCCCCATCTGTCTAGTTTTAAATGCGATAACGCCCCTATGCTTGTCTATCAAATCGGAAATAACCACTTGATACTCATAGGGCAGGAATGGGATAAATTTATTACCCGAACGGATGCGACAACATTCTGTTAAAAAATCTTTGTAGGATTCAGGGATGTTGTATTTATTCCTCTGATTTGTCGCTATCTCTGTCGGTGTCAACAGCTTCGCCGTTGACGGCAATAGCATTGTCCTGGTTAATTTCATCACGGGGGGCTTCTACTTTAAATCCGGCTCTAACTGCGGTTGCGATCGCTAAATTAATGTCTTGGAATTTAATTTCAGCATCAATACCAAGGATTGTGCAGCGGCGTAAAATACACCTATCAATTACATCCAAGAAAGCTTTGTTACCTTCCCTTTCTTCTACCTTGTCGGTGATTTCGTTTATATCGCCCTTGGGTGTTTGTCCCCGCTTATGAGTCTTGGTCGTTTTAGGAAGTTTTGACTTTTCCCATGCCTCCCATGCTTCCTTTTCAAGCAAGTCTATCCTAGCCAATTCTCGTGATTTAGCCTCATCAAAATCCCTGATTGAAGATTCTAACCAACGTTTTCTAATTGTTTTTAACTCATCTGAAACGCACTGTTGAGGTATCTCTAGGTGATCAGCAATCTTCTGTTGAGTCCATCCTTGCAGGTATTTCTCTGCAATAAAAACTCTATCATTTTCAATTTGAATAGAAGTTCGCGGACTTTTACCTTTTGGCCTTCCTGTTTTTTTCATTTTCACAAACTGTAATATATCAAACTGTAGCGTATATTAGCGCACGGATTATGTAGTCACACCATAATTAGCATAAAATTACTATTAATTAATCAAAGGATTTTAACTGCTTTTATTTTATTATTCCCAATAAAAAGCCACCCCGCGCAGAGGTGGCAATGGAGTGATTGGGGTGTAAAGCTTGCTCAATATATCAATTCAGTTATAGGCATACCAATAATATAGCCTAAACCGAAATATGATTCAAGAGGATCTGCATAATTTCCCACGATGCACCATTCCCGACTATCTCCATCGCTAGTGCTTTTCGTTCGGGTAGCCAGATTTTATCGGCGGTTTGCTTGTCACCAAAGAATCTGAGGCAAGCTTGCGGCGTAACCGATTTAACTACGCCATCAATCAGTACATTTGCCTGATTCCAGTGGTTATCAGCTTTGCGCCCAAATGCACGAATCGTGAATGACGGTTCATGCGGTTGATAAGCCCGATTATTCGCCGTGTTAGCACCAATGCGCCGAATTAAGCAGGTATCAGTCATGCCCTTGCACTTTTCCTGATATTTTGAGAGGAATGTTTCTGGGAGTGTAGGTATTAAATCAGCGATCGCCTCATACCATCCTGCTTGTACAACTTGAGGTAATTGGATATCGGTAATCTCTTGATTTCTGGCTGCTAACAAATACATTCTTTTCCGACTTTGAGCAATGCCAAAATCTTGTAGATTTAGAATTTGAGTAGTGGTATAATAATCTTGGTTGATGAGTTCCGCCCTGATATTTACAAAGCTCTCAAATTTTCTATATCCTTCTACATTCTCCAGGATAAAGAATTTTGGGAGTTTTGTTTTGACGATGTTAGCTATAGATTCCGCCACAATCAAATCATCCGCCGTTTCACCTGCTTTTGAATTAGCAATACTGGCATTTCTACAGCTAGGCGTGGCAATTATACAATCTACATCCTCTAATTCTTCCGGGCTAACATTTTGGACGTAATCTGTGATTATTTTGCTGCTGGGGTGATTCTTGGCGTAGACATTGGCGATCGCCTCATCGCATTCAATCCCCCAAATATTTGTTCCTAACCAGTGTAAAGCAATTCCACCGCCTGAGCAAATTGAACCTATTCTCATTGTTTTATCCCTGCTTTCAATAATGTGAATTATTGGCATATCTTAAAAGTATTTGATATGCCAATAACAATGTTTATGCAACTAATTCAACATCTGAAATATTCCACATATCGGTTAATCCGTCTGGATCCTTGACGTTGATCCATTCGCCGTTAACATCTAAGACTGTGCGCTCCCCATATACCAAGTGACGGACGCTATCACCACGCTGGATAGTCGGCTTTGCTTCAGAAAGGGACGTAGACCGAGGAGGCTTTTTTGATTCTTCTTCCTCACCAGTTGATTCATGGCTGGCACTGCCCAACGCCTCTATTTTGAGCAAATATTCCACCCTTTCGACAAAGTGCTTGGGCAACCATTCTAAGTCTGATCTATCGCCTGTTTCACTGACATAACTAGCACATATTACGGGCATTTGTTCTAGCAAATAACTATGCGTTTTGGACTTGGGTTTTGCTTGCAATCCTAATTCCCGCATGGTTTCAATGTTGAGGGGTAGTTCTTTAATTTTCACCCAATCCAGTTTGTCAACGCGGCTAATTCTGTCAAGTTTTCTGAGAAATTCTGATACTATTTCTTGGGCTTCCTCTCCGGGATCTTTGGGGATGACATTAAGGGAAGATGCAGGGAAAATAACTGTTTCTTCCTCGGTTTCATCTGTCTTGTGAAAATGCACGGATACGCCGTCATCTGATACAGCAGCCACTATTCCGCGTGGATAATTTGAGTATGCTGGATCTGCCACTTCTACACGCACTCCCACAGGAATATCGTTTTGACTGGGGCTGGAGCTTTCCTCTAATTCTTCAGGTTTATTTAGCTTATCTAATTTCTCGCATAATTCCTGATTGGCTACAGAAAGTTGTGCAATCCCCCGCGCATTACTGGCATTTAGTTTTTCCAGTTCCGCTAATCTTTCCAATGCTGTATCACGCTCAATAGTTAAATCAGAAACTTTTTTGAGCAAATCAATTTTAAACGGTTCTTCTGTGTCCTTGCTATTGCCAGATTGCAGTTTTTGGAGTTCTTCTTTTATTTTTTGGTTTTCAAGTGCGAAGAATTTGCACAAAGCCACTGATTCCACTACTTTTTGACGCGCTTCTTTATACTTTTCTTCCCATGCGATTGCACCTTTCAAAACATCCGAGTTACTCAGCGCGGGGACATCTTCACCTGTTATTTCTTTGTAAATCACACACGCCCAATTGCTCAAAATTCCATTACTCACCCCCGCTTCTTTCATCTCAATAACGCATTCCCCAACCTGTTCAACAATCCTATTTGCACAGGTAGAGACGCGGTGTTTTTGTGTTTCTAGTTCTGCCAATCTAGCTTTGAGTTGTTCGATTTCGCTGTCAAATGGTGTTGTTAGTTGAAAATTCATAATCGTGTCCTCTTGTGGTAAAGTTTGTGTTTGTTCCCGTTCAGTCCAGGCGATTTCGTAGTCTGCGATACTGGCGAAATCGTCGGGGTCTGGTGGTTCGTGGGCATCTTCAAAGAAAATGGTTAGTTGCCCATCGGATTCTTTTTGGAAATCTGTGTGTCCAAAATAAGCGGGATTCCAGGGTGTTAGATCGTCGTCAGTCATTGAATTTAACCTCTAATTTGATGTAATTAGGTAAATGAGTTACGAACCAATGCGGACTATCGTATCTGTCAAAACCATGACGTTTCATGATTGGTTTTGGTGTTTCAACTGTCGTGAAATCTAAAGTTAATTGGTTCATCTGTCGTTCTTAATTCTTGCTGGTGAATATGCGGCTCTGTTCTTTGCATATTCCCTGATCACCTCACAATATCTCACAGCTGATTTAGGGTTATAGGAATAAATAAGTTCCATCTGATGAATTTGTTCGGCGGTCATTCCTTGGAATTGAAACAAAATTTCGTTAATACCAATCTTGGCTTTTTCTTTTTTCAAAACATGGCGTAATCTTTCCTTAATTTGCTCTTCGGTCTGCCCAAATAATTCGGCGACTTTATCAATGGAATTATTGCTAATTCGCTTAATTAAAAGCCTGTCGTCTTCGGGTGTCCATGTTGGATCTGCTATTGATTCCATGCTTGATTCTATGGGTGGTTCTACGGGTTTTTCGCCATTACTGAAACCAACAAAATTTATCAGCGATCTTGTTGGTGTAGATGGCGGTAATGACACTGGCGTTCTCGTATCAAAACCACGACAATCTATTCTTAAAAGCTCCCTCCTACGTCGTCTAGCAGTTGGAATAGAGACTCCCAACTTTTCCGCTGCTTGGTGAAGATAGCCTTGTAAGCAAACCTCCTTTTCCTCTTCTGTGAGGATTTTATGATGTTTTAGTTTCTTTGGGGAAACACCAAGAATTTTACAGCGATGATCTAACTGTGAACGACCAACACAAAGACGTTCCTGTAGCTCCCTGCAAGTAAGTTGATTCCCAAAATTCAGAAGATACGAATCCTCTTCATCTGTCCAGTTTTTTATGTTTTTCATACCAAAATTCAACCTCCCGAATATCTACAAGTCATGATTTCAAGTTGTTTCTGATAATCTGCAAGTCTGTTTTTGTATCTTTGCTCATCTTCTCCCGGCTTGATTATTTTCAAAATTTCTTGTATTTCAGAAATCATTTTTTGAAGGTAAAATTCATCGGTTGATAGCTCCATACGGCAATCAATACCCCTTTTTCAAGTTCATAAACTTAGATGTTCTGAGATCACATAACATGGTTGCCGTCCCTGATTTACCCGTGACTCGGTTCTTTTCAACTATCAATTCAATAGTTTGATCGGATGGATCTTTTGAGTAATATCCAGGGCGGTAAAGTAGCACTACTTGATCGCATATTTCGTAAATTTCTCCTGAGTTTCGGAGCATATCTTTAGTAGGTCGCTTATTCTCAGAGTTCGCGTTGCCTCGGTTCAATTGAGAACCAAGAATAATCGGCACTTCATGATATTTTGCAATGTCTCTAATTCCTCTCACTACCTGCCCTATTTCATAGGAAAGTAGTTGTTTCCCGCTAAGTGGTATTTGCTGTAAATAATCAATATAAACTGCGCCTAACGGACAACCAAATTCAGTTATCGCACGCCTAACGGTTGATGCAATTGTTCCAACTGTAGGAGAGGAGTGATCGTAGACTTTCCAAGGAAGTTCTGAAAGTTTGTCTATGCCATCAACTATTTGATCTAAATATTTATGGGAGTTATCAAGCAATTCTGCTGAATCTATCCCCGTAATCATCGCCAGCATTCGGGCATTTACTTGTTTTTTGTCCATTTCTGGGCTGATATAAAGAACCGGCAATCCCTGAAGTAACAGCCCATAAGCTTCGGCAAGCATTGTATGAGACTTCCCCATGTAAGACTCACCACCAATTAGCTTCACCTTACTTTTATGCAATCCGCCAGTTAGGTTTTCATAGTCATACCAGCCGATTTTCACCCCTTGCATTTTGCCAGATTCAAGGTAGTCAAATAGTTCAATAGCCATTTCTTTAGCACTACCAAGCTGGTAGCGATCGCCATGCTGTTTTTGCGATATCTCAAATATTTGAGTTTCTGCAAATTGGATTGCATCGTCGGGGTCAGTCCAAGAATCTTGCCCGGCGTGAGCGATCGCATTACCAGCCATAATTAATCGCCGCTTAGTATATTTCTCCATTACCAGTCGAGCCATCGCGTCAATGTTGACTGCGGAAACTGTGCGGTCAACCAGTGTTGCTAGTTTATTTCGCCCCCCCACGTCCTGTAATTGTTCTTGGTTGCTTAAGTGGTCGGCAAGTAAAATTAGTTTATTTTCTCGGTTGTCAACTAATTTGTTTTGTGAATGAAGGTCAAGCAATGCTTGGTAAATAGTTTGGTGAGTGTTGAGGTAAAATGCCTCTTTCTCTAAAATTGCCGACACTATCCCTAACGCATTAGGGTCTAATAAGATACCGCCTAAAATTGCTTCTTCTGCTTCGATGCTTTGAGGTGGTAGCTGCAATTGTGTTGTCGCCATAAATTCCCCTACTTAGATGCAAGTTTTTGGATAAATTCGTTTCTGGCTTCTTCTGTCATGCGCCCTGGTTTCTGCTGTGGCTTATATGGTTCATCTGGTACAGGATCAATGATTTCTACTCGCTGCTGTTTTTTAAGTAGTTCAAATTGGTATTCCTCCCATAAGTCACTAGCACGCTCCCAACTGTTCCTAATTTCGGCTTTAGCATCGGCTAATGTAGCTGAAGGCTTATCTTTATATCTTTTGGAAAATAGCCACTCAGAAAAGCCTTTATCGGGGTTATGAGCAGACGACATCCAAGGATCTGAACTTGCGCTTTTATAAGTTCCTTTTGCGCTGTTAAATTCGCGTGGGTTAGTAAAAAGCTCATCCGCTTTGTTGTGACTCGACGCGGGGCGGGGCGGCGGAATTATTGCCCCCAGGGCTGAGTTATCGGTTGGTTGCGAAGATTCTGGCTTATTTACCAACGGAGCGATTAATTCTGGGTTGGGGTCTTCGGTATTTGGATTTAATTCAATTTCGCTCCCTTCGTCCTCTGTTAAAAGAGATTGTTTATTAAGACTGTTTAGAGAATATAGATCAGACGTTAAATTCAACGGCTCGTGCGTTTTTTTTAACGGCTCGAACGTTGTTTTTACCGTTTCCAACGTTTTTTCTAACGGCTCGAACGTTGTTTTTACCGGATCGGAATTTCCAATGCTTTGAGCGTTCCACCACTGATCTAGTGATGATTGAATTGACTCAGTATTAAACTTGTATTCCTTAGTTCTGTCAAAATCATTTTTCGATTTTCGGGAATCAATAAATCCCCATGCAATAAGCTTTTTGAGCGATTTTCTTATAGAAGAATCACCGTAAGCGTTAATCATGCCACCACTTATATCTTCCATAGTTTCGTATAGCCATAAATCTGGTGTCTGCAACAGATGCGCTTTACTCCTTTTGTTTTGCTCGTTGTAGCTTTCTACTCGCTTGATTTCTTCTATCCTACAAATAGTCCAGAACTCGAAAAGACTAAGTATCTGGGATGCACAATCATCGCCTTGGCATATTGCCTGGTAATCCTCGTGACGATAAATGTATTTTCCGTAATGCCTTATAAGATGTTTTGTCATAGCCTATTAAAAGATTTATTGGGTTATTGATCTTTCAATAACTATAGGCGCACGGAAGCACCGCAGCACGCCGATGATTTGCCGAATCTGTTAATCGTTAGCCAAGTAGAACATTTCACCCAGCGAAAGCCCAAAAAACTCGCATATCTTGGCGGCCGTCTGATTGTCGAGCCGGCTAAACCGATTATGGTACAGCCGCCCAATTATGGTAGGACTCAACCCTGTTTTACCCGCCACTTCCATTTGAGTTAGCTCTTTTTCTTCCATGAACTCTCGTAGCTTGCACTTCACTTTCATTTATTCCCAACTCAATATAAATACGATAACATCTTACCGCCTTTCTGTCAACAGCTATCTATATATCTGGTATTGATTTACCAATAAGAAATAAAAAACGGGCTGTAAACCCGTCTGTGCCTTTATTCTGTTCTTCGGCTAAAACAAGTCCTTACCTTCCATTTCAGCCATAATCCACCTCTTCTAATTCATTTACGCCAGTCATGATCCTGCCCAATATCTGACTAAAATAAACAACTTCGTAATTAGGCGCGAGTTCTTGTTGCAGTTGCTCCCATAGGCTAATACCTTCCCTCTCAAAAGCTGCTAATTCCTCTGGGGTTGGACTTGGGGAATTACCCGGATCGTCCCAGTCTAATCCGTCATCAAAGCTGTCCGCCCATTTTTGTAGCCGTGCGGCGGTCTCTTGGCTGAGGGGCAGTTTGGCTGGGTCAATGTTACCAACTTTGTCGCCATCTGCCCACCATAATGGGTAACAGCCATAATCAGTCATTAATTTAATTTTTGTCATTTGCTCAAATACTCCTGAATCTGGGTTTCCGTGAATATAGTAAAAGGGCGCGAGTTGTCACTCACCGGCAAGCAACTCCATTGACGATCACCCACTTTTGTATAAACTTTCCACTTCACGCCGTCACAATCCTTGAATCTTGTTCCTATTTTGATGGGCTTCATTTTGTTTCCTGATCAAGATAATAATAAAGTCCGCATCCTTGCCTGTAGTTCTTGCATCCCCATTGCTTGAATAATTTCTTAATGTATTTGTAGCAACCGCCGTTTCTCCGTCCTTTGCCGATTGCTACCAACACATCGCCAATAGACACGCCCCTATTGGTAGATTCTAGGATTTTCCTAACTTGATTGGCGGTAGATAATTCGTTTAATTGCATCAGTTCCGTTACCAATTCAGCATTCTCTGATGGTACAAAATGTAATCTATTCCCCCTTTCGGAGTCTCTAATTAGAGTGAGATCCCCTGCCTCTCCCCAAAAAATCACTATCCTGATCGCTGTTTTCTTCGTGATGTTTGTTGCGGCTACTACGTCAGCAACTTCGAGTATCCTACCTTCTTTTTTTATGTAGTTTAAAACCCTGTTTCGGTTCATCTGGACAAATTCGCGTCGTCTAACAATTCGCTCAACTTGCAATAAATGAACTCGGTCTTTATCAATGAATACTCTGTTTTTGGCTTTATCAGAAGAGGCGACAACATCACCAAGTTCTATCAGCCGATTTAATGTTTTGTAGACAGATGTTTTGTACCCACACAATCCACTTTCTACTATCTCTCTCGCGGTCAGTGCTTTTTCTGACGTTGCGAGAAAGTTTAGTATTTTCTCCTTAGAATATACGTATCCGCGCTTTGGTTTTATCTTTATTTTTTTGGGTTTTGCGCAAGTTATCGGTTTTTTCTGTATGGGCTTTCTTTGTCGCAATGGTTTCGGATCTGGAACAACTTGGGGAGTGGCTTTGATTTGTCTCCGCTGAGTTCTTGGCTTTTGGGCGCAATCTTTACGGATTGACTCTTGATGTTTGTTGGCGTTAATTGTGATAGGTGATTCATTCGTTTTTTGGTCAAACACTGAATTAATGCGTGCTTGCCAATCACCATCAATTTTTACTATTTCAATGGATTGATTGCGCTCCAAGCTTTCAAGTAATTGTTGCGGAAAATGCCTTAATTCCCGCAACTTAACAACACCATTATTCCGTTTAATAAATTCCAAGGCTTGCTGTGCGCTTGACATGACTTAACCTGCCTTCCTTGCTTCTTTGTGAGGGTCAAAAACTAGAATTAAGTCATTTTTAGGAATAGGTATGCCGCCATACGCCAAAATTGCGCCCCAACCATCAGGGATGTCTTCAGCTTTGTGAATGTTGTACTTGTTTTCCCCAGTCTCCAAATTACTAATAAACGAAATTTCCTCGCCGTGAGGATTCCACCATTTAGCCAAAGCACCTTGATCCGCCCAAGTGTAACGGGGCTTAGTGTATCCCATTTCGTGTATTTCCAGTTTTCTTGAGGCAATGGGTGTTGGGCGTTGGATCGCTATCTGGACAGCTTGATTTTCTTGTCTGGACAGTTCCGTCTGTTTATTTGGAAGATTGGTTTGTGTTGCCTGGGTGGACGGGAATAGTGTTAGTTGATCGGGTTGTTGTCGAATTTTGCTAATTTCACCGCCCCATAATTCAGGGCGTTTTGATTTGATAATTCTTCCTACTAAATGACGGTGACAAAACCCCTTGATTTCGTGACAGTTCAAAGTTACATCACTGCCTGATTTAGCCACTTTACGCAGCCAAATATCAACCGCTTTATCGTTAAATTCAGACGCTAAATTCGCCATGAACACATCTGTGTAATGTTTTTCTGCCTCAGCGTCTTTTTTAGAGTTTTTCCAAAACTTAAATAGTGTGTCCGATGGCTTGAATAAAGGTAAATCCTGAAAACTGCACCCGTGTTTTTGGGTGATAGAGATACAGATGGAAGTCCCTATTTGTTCTCCGCCGTAATATGAGGTGTAAATTTTCATTGGGTTTAACGAAGTAATAAAGCTATTGATTTCTCAATAGCTATGGACAAAATGAGGTTATTTCCAAATCAACGAAGTATCGGCGTTTGTTGCTTTTTCGTATGCGGAAATTATAATCATGGGAGCTTTAACGCCGAATCTAGGATTAAGGTTTATGGTGATTTCCCAGCTTACGTAATGGTCGTTTCTGGTGCGTTCATGGATTTCTATTAATGGCTTGCGAAACCCAAAAATAATTTCTTTCCCCCAATACCTTGGACTGTGATAAGCAGATACGGTTTTGCTTGTTCAAATAAATCCGATGGCGGTATGGTTACGCGGGTGTCCATGTTTTTATCCCCCCCTGATTCCATCGAACCGATAAAGGCACTTTTCGATTACTCGATAAGCAGTAGCACAGTGTCGCGCTTGGTGGAGTTTCGCGGAAATATCGGCGGATTAACCCCTCTGACTCTAGCTGCTTTATCGCTTCCCAAAGTTCGGAGTATTTGACGTTCAAGGCTGATTTAATCTCATGGGCAAACATATCACCCTTGCGTAATTCAGCGATTATTCTGTCGTTAATCATGCTGTTTTTGGGCATAATAAATATCGTCGCCTTTGACTATTTTGATTATCCTTTCGTTGTCCACTAATTGTTTAAGTGCAATGGAGATTATGGGTAACGGCTGCTTAATCCTTGCACAGATTTGACTCCATGATTTTTCAGTTTGGACAAACTCAAAAAGTTCCCATTCAATCTCAGGATTCATGGCGTAAATCCTGATTTGATTAACTGTTCATAAATTAACCGTTTTTGAGCATCAGAAAAGGATGGTACAGACCTCAAAAACCCGCTGATCAATGAGGTGTTGTAGTCGGTATTTGGTTCTATTCCATCATTTCTGGAATAGCTGTCAAATAGGGCATCGCCACTACGAAAACCAAGCTGCTTTTGCTTTTTATTCAACTCCTGATTTACAGATTGTTTCATTTATTCCCCCGTTTTTCTGGAGGGGTCAAAAGGCGTTGCTCACAATTTGGAATATGGAACACATAGACAGGGCGTATGGCGTTTTTAGGTCGGTCGTCCCTCACTTCCTTTCCTACCCTTAATCTCCCGTCGTTTACCATTTCCCGTAATTGCTCTGGACGCTTGCCTAGTAGCACAGCCGCCGCCGCAGTATTAAGCCACTTTTCGCCCTTCCCTGTTTTTTCCCCTACGGTTTTTAAAAATAGGGACTCAAACTGCTTGACTGCTTCTGATACAGCCTTTTCCGCCGCACTAGAAGCAGCGCGATTGATCAGCGCGTCAAGTTCCAATCTTGGGATTGTGACAATTTCCCCTCTGTCTAGTGGTAGAGGCTTTCCCCCTTCCACCGTGCTACTGTTATTTTGCATAGTTTATATGTCTTTATCGCGTTTTCTATGCCTTTATTGGAGTTTTGATAACTTTATCGTAGCTTAGTGGTGGGAAAATGGGAAGTAGTTTTTTAAATTTAAAAATATGCGATTGGGTGAATTAATTAAATCGGTTTGTAGTCGTGCATCTAGCATGAATCAAGCCGCCAAAAAATCTGGGGTCAGTCAAGGGACGTTGAGTGAATGGCAATCAGAAAAAGTCTCTCCAGGGCTAGAGAGATATATTGATTTATGTCTAGCTATGGGATGTCGCCCAGGACATGAATTAGATCAATACTTAGGCTTGGGTGGGGCAAAACCACGCACCGCTGAAGATTTACTGGGCATGGCATTGGGATTAGACCCGATTCAGCAACAACGATTAATTTCTCTATTAGCTGGTAAATACTCTGAACGCCTAGAGGTACAGCAGATGATTGATGTAAATTGCCTGATAGATTTAATTCGAGATTCTGGACTTTCCATTGAGAAGTTCTGTAGAAAGTCGGGAATCACTGAAAGCCAATACACGGCACTGATGCACGGCGTTTTACCTGCGTCTGTAGATGATACGGAGGTGCTACTAACGTTGATTGCAGCAACATTAAAAAACCCGACTACTAAGGGTGGGTTTAGCAGCCGGGAGGAATTAATTAGTTATTGCGAAATCAGGAAATCACTTGACAGTCAACAACCCGAACCCAACGGCATAAACTGCCATTGAAAGTTACAAGTCGAGCATCAACTTCAAAATCGGCTTTTTGCCCTGTATAAAGAAAAGCCTGATATTTGAATCCCAGTAACTCCTTGTCTTTAAGAAGTAATTGCTTGAATCGCTGCAATTCTTCGGGTATCCAGTAACTTCCCTGGTTTGCGCCGATCCATTCGCTGAATTTAGCACCAGAGCTTTTTTCTACGTGAGTATTAGTGAACCACCCCCTATCACTAGAAAATTCGACGAGAGACGACGGATTAGGATATTTCATGATTTCACTGATAATCTCCGCTTCAGGGATTACCAGTATGCTAGAATGCACCATAGGTTTAGCTGCAATAAGAGGTCTGAATTTGGGAGGGTAGAATGTGGTTAGCTTCCCCCCCAATTCTGATCTTAGGATGATTTCATCCCAAGATTCACTATCAACCGTCAAGGCTTGGATAAACTCTTTCTGTCTTTTAGCTATTTCTATAAATGTTTCATCCGTATCGCAGACTACGAATATTTGGTCTTTTTCAATATTCGCGCGGAATACAGAGCATTTAGCCAGTAGATTTTCAATATCCACAATCATGTTGTTTTTCTTTGCATCGTCTTTAATTATACAATTATCTATTTGTGATTTGCTAAAAGTTTTTAAATGGTTAGTATTCTCTTTCGTCTATCTTGTTATTATAAAACTGTACACCAAAAATAAGATATATGGGACGCAACAAAGAGGATAATGATAGCTTCCGCGTAAGAATGGATTCAGCTAAAAGAGAGTATTTGGCGGGGGAAATAATATCATTAAAGGAAGAGAAAGAAGTCGCATGAAAAGCTATCCTTTAGATTAGGGGTATATAAACTATTTAGTAAATTTCTCAAATATTTCCAAATGATCGGCGTCAGTGATATGACGCTGATATTCTTTTAGGTGTACGGTCACGCTATGTCCCATCCATTTAGCCGCCACAGACGTAGGGATTTTGTATTTTAAAGCAGCCCGAACAGCCCAGGCATGGCGTAAATCGTAAGGCGCAAAAGTCACGCCGTATCGCTTCATTGACTTGTAGACAACGCTGCCAATATCTTTTAAAGTCCTATTGTCAGTTTTGATAGTCGGTTTATCCATCTGCCACAGTTGCCAGTCCTTCACCCATTCCACAGGCAACGGATAAGCAAGGCGTGTTCCGGTTTTGCCGCCTAGAATTTTGCATCGGTGCGGTTCAGTTTGTTCAATTTCACAAAATAAAGCCTCATGAGGGCGCAATCCGTAGCAAGCGATCGCTCCAAATACCCACACCCAAGACGGGTTTGTGATTTTCTCTCTATTGGCGATAATTTCCTCTTCTGTCGGCAGTTGTTTAATGACTTGGCTGTTGCTGCCGTAGTTGCCATGATATTTTTTCAGGTCACACGCCACATCGGCTAATTTGGCTAATTGTTCAAATTTTTGGCAAGTCCGCTGTCTGGTCCATGTGTTGGCTTCTGTCTGAATAGCAGTTGCGATTAAAATTTCACGGGTAAGCGGTTCATCTTGGGGTAATCTGCCAAAGCAAGATTGATAATGATTCTTCCAGGTTTGCTGGGTGGTGATGCTGTTCCCGTTGGCCGCAAAATATTCAATCTTGAATTTATCAATCCAATACCCGCACGTCCCCACGTTTGTCGGTTCGGGTTCTAGGTATCGTCCCCAATCAAATGAGTTTGTTGCCAATAGTCCCCCGACAATTTTGGCTTCAGCTTCAGCCCGTTGCAGTCCTGCGGCATTGGCATAAATTCCCAATGCCAAATATTGTTGATGTGGTCCCGTTTTTTGTGAGTCGGGTTTTGGTGGAAATGTGGCACGGAGTGAAAGGCGATCGCCTCGTTGGCAAACTTTCACTCCAATCATCCCAGCCTTTAGCCGTTCGTTTACCGCATCTAGGGTCCATTTCATTGAACTATTCCTGAACTAAATTATTTACTCAGGATGCAATATAAAGCCATATAAAGCAATATTCCAAGCGCGTGTAAGTGCTACGGATAAATAAAAAAGTCTCGATTTCTCAAGACTTTCAGGGAATGGGTACGGCTGGACTCGAACCAGCGACCGTCCGCTTAGAAGGCGG